CCAACGATCCAGCGGGCCAACGATCCAGCGGGCCAACGATCCAGCGGGCCAGCGATCCAGCGATCCAGCGATCCAGCGATCCAGCGATCCAGCGATCCAGCGATCCAGCGGGCCAAGGCCAAAAACTTTATAAGGGAAAGATCACGGCCCTTGGCGCTATGTTTCAGGGTAGAAAAAAGGCCGTCAATTCGACGGCCTGAAGGGAAAACAAAAAGGGAATTATTGGCAGACTACAAATCCGCTCGTATCGTGTTTAGCTGGCCCTTTAGCTTTCAATCCGACCACTACACTAGCCGGATCAAGAAAACGTAAATCAGATTCATCGCCATTAAACACGCGATAACCTAAGTATGTTTTGGGCAGGAATTTCTCAAAGACGACGGCCACATTATGGCCCATTTGGAGGGCCTTTTCTACCTCGTGATGATTTTTTTCGGATCGACTAAAAGTCAAATAATAGTTAGGAATATTTAGACGTAAATATTTAGACGTTTTTGTGTAGTCGTAAAATTGAATTTTAGGAAACTTCTTAAAAATGCCGGTAGCAACCCAAGGGAAATCGGACGTACCGTTAAGCCTGACAACTGGAATCAATCCCTTTTTATCGGCCCGTTTCTTTAACGCTCTTATCTCTTTTTCCAATTGATCAATAAAACCTCGACGATCTTGAAACAATCGCAATGTTTTTTTTAATCGGGCGTTTTGGGTTGCTGTAAATTTTCCCTTACCGGCTAAATTTAAACAGGAATCAATACATCCTCGACTTGCATTAGGGCAGACGTTATAACCGGAAAGATCACTAGGCAATAAATAAAGAATTCCAGTCATGTATCCCTGTTTTCGGCCTTTTGCAGTTTTTGCATTAGCGTCAATATTCAACAATTTTTGTGTCTTTGGTTTTTTCATAATTACTCCACTATTTAAAAAGATGGTTAATTATCGTATAAAATCGCATACACGTCAAATAAAAAAAAGGCCGTCAAAGGACGGCCCTAAAATGTTTAAAAAAGGCGGTTAAGAAAAAGCAATTTCAGTGCCTTGCCTCCAAAGATTAGCGTTAATTCTTAAATCGTCTTTTATGTTCGTAATCGGCCTAGAAAACCGACGCTGTAATAGATTAAATTCTTGAGTTTCTCTATTAACGGTTTGAGTAAATACTGGCATGCGATTTTTTAAAAGATTTTCTTGGATCCGATTTATAACCGTGTAGGCATCATTGGAACAATCCTCGTTCCGAGTCGGTTTAATTAAAGTTTTAACCGTATTGTGATCAAAAAATTGGCCTACCTTTGGATTGTTATGATCCAACAATTCCCACCTATTTTTTGCAAACTGAAAACCCATCTCCAATACTTGACCAGAATCTAACGCAATATTTTTTAAGTGTGTCACTTGCTCGGATGTTCGATAATGATTTTCAAAAACCCTCTTCAACAGATTTTTAAAAGCCTCGACACTTTGAGTGTGATGTAGAACGTGCTTTTCACCCGTTCCATCGACTAAATTATTAGAACAGACCATCCTAAAGTTTCCGCTGTAAAATTTTAAGGCGCTATTAGCGTCTCCACTATTATACAGAACAATTTCTGACCGATCTGAAGCCGTCAAATCTTGATCCAAACGAGTGAATCGAACAACGTGTTGTTTGAATCGGTGTTGATCAACTCTCCTAGCTCTAACTTGTTTCGCGTCCGTTATGCCAAAACCGTTATCGGACAAAGCCTCAATAACATCAACCGTTTTAAAAACATTGTATCTGCTACTAGTCTGCGAGAATTTTTCTGTGTTAAAAACCGCTGGAGCCTTTTTGAAAACATCGGCCTCATTCAAGAACTCATTTTTTCTGGTCGTAATTAAATCGGATGCATACATAGTATTAATCTCCACTAAAAGTTAAAAAAATGTCACAAGCGAATACTCGCATATAGTTGCATACCTTGTCAATAAAAAGATCGCCCGATCTTTTTGAACAAAAAAAACCGCCCAATCGGGCGGTCTTGGAAAGCAACTTAAAAAATTAATCAAATATACTCAAACGTAATATTTTTTCCATCGGCCTTTTTTTTGCCCCCTGAGTCCAAAAAAATCCAATTACCTTTTCGTACACCAGTAAAATCGTGATCCCAAGGTTTCCATCGACGACCAGACTTGTAAAAAGTGGTGTACTTTCCCCTAACTTTTTTTTGCTCGACAATTTCAACATTTTTTGTCTTTTTAGACTTTTTAAAATTGTTCAAATGTTCAGTTAACTTTGCTTTAGACAAGGCATCCAATAAATCTTTTAAAACATTCAAATCATAAAATTTAATTTTTTGAAAAGATTCTCCGCAACTGTGATGCCATTCCTCTGTTTTCCAAATATTTTGATCTGCCAAATATTTAGCAAAATTTAAACTGATATCAATATGATGGTTTTTTAGATCTATCGTCGTAATTCTTGAGATAGGTTTTCGGCCTTCCTCGTATGCCAAAAGAGCGTTGTTACTCATTCCTTGAAAATGATCGTATCCCGACATTTTTAACTCTCCACTTAAATTTAAAAAAGATGCTACCAAAAAGAACGTTAACATATAAGATTATATGCGTCAACTTTTTCGTTTTTTTCGCTCTCGCGCTTCAGCCCACTTTTTCAAACTCTCTCGTCTCTTCAGTTCTGCCGACAGATCAACTGGCCTCTCCAGCCATGCTACTAACTTATTTAATAACCAAAACATTTGTTTTCTCCTATATAGAATCTATTTCCAAAATTATTTTTTTTATTTTTTTTTTTAACGAAGGGGTATACGCATTTTTGCCTTAAACTAGTTTGTGCAGACAAAGCCAACCGTTCAAATCTCCCTGTGCCAAAAAATCCCCCCAAAAACCGCATAAACAAAGGGCCTTGAGAATTGGCACAATTTCCCCTCCGGTCACGCCTATTTTCGCTAAAAAAACAGATTTTTTTTAGTGATGCCCTATACTACAGAGCAAACTGCACAAACCTCTTGAACTCCTCCCAATCCTCTTCCGAAAATTGATTGAATCTCTCAAAAACCTTCTCTCGCACAAAATCGTCCGCCATCCGATCCTTGATGGGTTCGTGCCCCGAGAGCCGTGCCTCGCAGACAGCCACCAAAAATTTCCGAGCCATCAACCGCATTTCGTCATCGCTCCTCGTTGGTTCTTGATCTCTTGGTTCAAATTTATCATTTTCCATTTTTTCCATCTCCATTTGATCAATCTTCAGGTTTTTAAAATAACCCATTTGTTTATCCTTTCGTTTTAAAATTTCGTTAAAAATTTGAACGAGAGCGTCGGACAATCCGACCCCTTCTAACCGTTCCCTTTCTTGATCCGCAAAAGCAATCAACGTTTGGTTTTGGTTTTGGTTTGTGTCCATCACGTTTTCTCCTTAACGTCGATTTTAAAATCGTAATCTCCGAGGGTCTCGTCCCAAATCGCAATTTCGGCCTGTCGCCTTGCTTCTGTCTCATCGACAGCCTTGACTTGAAAAACATTCTTTTGAGTAACAACCACGTCCCACGTTTTTTCTTCATCCAAGTCAACCTCAAAAACTTTGGAACCGTTCGACCAGTCGTCGTCCGCTTCCTGTTCCTGTGTGACAAACGGCTCACTTTCAAACGCCTTGATTTCCTCAAGGTTGCCTTGCGACATTAAAACCTTTACAAAAATTTTACGCATTACTTACCCCCCATCATTTTTTTAAAAAGATCGGCCTGCCGACCCAATTCCAGCAAGTATTTTTCTGACATTTTTGCTTCCTCAACGGCACTCTCAACGTACGGATTCAAAATAGCCTGTCGAATACGGTCAATCGCGGTTGACACGGCTGTCTCCACGGACACTTCTTTCTCTTCGCTCATAAGGACTCCTCTCTAGAATGTTCTTCCCACTTCAATGAAAACTCGCTAAACTTTTTCAAACGCTCTAGGACTTCTTCCATGTCCCACCCTCGCTCAATGGCTTGCTCGCCAAACGCTAGATCAGCAATTTCTCTCACAAAAAACTCTCGTTTCTTTTCGTCCGACCAAGCCGGATCAACAGGAAATTTTTCGTTCATTGCTTGATAATTATTAACTTCTTTCATTCGAATCTCCTCTCTTCAGTTAAAAAAAGCAGGGCCGTTGGCCCTGCACCAAATTACGCTTGCAACCGTTTAAGTTCTTTAGCAGACTGCCCCCGACGACTTTTAGCTTTGGCAATCTTTTGCTCAAGACTTAAAGCGTCGTGAGCTTTCTGCCGTGCTTCAGCTTCTTCTCGCTTCAACTTACGATACTCAACTCGTTTCATGTGTTTCATTCGTATCTCCTTTTGACCGTTAAAATCTGAACTCTAACAGCTACTCACTTCAGCTTTAGCTTTCGCTGTTTGGCCCATCCGCTTTAAGGTTTGCTGTTTGCACCCACCCTCAAGGCGTGAATAAATCATCGCATATACTCGCATATCATGTCAACCCCCTTCGCAAAAAAAAAGAGGGAACCGTGGTTCCCTCTAAGGTGATCACAAAGTTTTTTTAAGTTCGATCATTTCAAGAGCTTTTTTGAGAGCCTCGTCAAGCCCCCATGCATATCGCTCAAAATTGTTCTCACCGCGCTCCTCACGATCGCCAATAATCTTCTCACAAGAGCGATCGAAATAGAGCGAATAGTGTGATTCTCCTTCCCGATCCCACAGATCGTCCCTGCATTCCACTTCAAAATTGTGTTGGTTGCAAAGAGTTAAAAGTTTCTTTTTCTTCTGCAAAGCACTCTTGCGCTCCATTTCACGCTTCTTTTGAGTTTTCTTCGCTTCCAACAATTCTTTTGGCATCCTCAAACCTTCCGAAACTGTGAGCATCCACACACCCCTGACTCGACTTCGCCGATGAACCCTTGGATGTTTGAATCCAACGACCGCTTCGGTCTGACAACAAACAAATCTGCGCCCTTGGACAAGTTGCCAGTGGTTTCCAGCATCAATCAAAAAAACCCTAGATTGTCTCCACTGTGAACTTATTTTGAGAAATCGAGCTAGGGTTATGTTTCTCTCAAACCCTGACACGTTCGACTCAGCCAACTGTGACATTCGGATTCCACAAGCTCCCAAGGCATTTTGGACTTCTCGCGTAGTTGTTCCGGTGACCGCTTCTCTTTGAGAGAACGCTCGGATTAATCGTGAGCAATCCATCGTAGTCAAACCAGTAAGAGCCGAAATCACGGCTGGCCCACAGAACCCATTTTTGTCGGCTTTGCGAGTGCCGTGATTGACCGGATGAATATTTAATGCTTTATACATGGTAATACCTCTCCACTTAAATAGAGTTAATAAAATTTTCCACATTGTTAAAGAACGTGGGACGTGCTTCATGTCCCTTTAGTCTTTGTTTAAAGACTAAAGTTATTATATCAGATACTGTCCCATATGTCAACTATTTTATTTATCCTTTAAAATCAACAACTTATTAGGGGGTTGACAAGTATGGGAATTTATGGTAGAATTCTTTTTAAGAATTCCCAGCAAAAAATCGGGAGTTCAAAAAAAATAAGCATTGACGATACGTCAATGTTTCATGTGAAACATTTTTTTTAAGTGGAGATAAAATGAAAAAAACTACGTTAGCAGAGGCCATAGCAAGTTGGCCCCGAGAAACGCGAGGCACTCGCAGGGATTATTTGGATTGCATCGCGATGCGTTATCAATTGGGCAGGGACGTTGACGCGAGGGCTTTGGAGGCTCAATATCGACGTGTTTGGAACGAAAATCGTAGGTAATGAAATAAGTATGGAGGTATGAATGGAAATTCAATTAAAATTGAACCTCGATCAAGAGGACAGCCTAAATCATATGGCAAAAAGACTTGCTGATGAGGACATAGTTACAGGCTATCACACAAACTGGGATCATGCATACGAGTGTGCGTGGCAAGGTTTAGAGGCTGAATATGGACAAAATTGAACCTTTTTAAGTGGAGAGGTTTGGAATGAATCGAGGCGATGACCCTGTCAACCATCCGGCCCACCACAAGGCCAAAAAAATGAACCACAAAATTTTGAAACTCAAGGAGGCTCAGGATTTTGTTAGGTCTTTTCATCGGCACAGCCCGCCCCTGAGACGCCATAAGTTTTCAACGGGGGCCTACGACGATTGCAACAAACTTGTGGGCGTTGCGACAATAGATCAGTGCAGTAGTGCATGGTCGAGACGGCATGACCATGTTGAGTTAAGGAGGCTTTGCCTCAAGCCTGATGCCCCAAAAAATACGGCTAGTTTTTTGATAGGCAAGGTCAAGGATGCTTGCTTTGCCATGGGCTATAATGTGATTGTGACCTACACGAGACCTTTTGAGAGTGGTGCGAGCTTGAAGGCCACTGGGTTTTATCTGGAGAGAGCCACATGGGTGAAAAACCAGCCGACACATTCAAAAGGTTTGTTGCGATGGGTAGCCGTGAGAGATAGGCCCCCGACCTTGGATCAACGGTCTTGGACGAAACAGACGTTGGCAAAAATTAAGGGAGATGAGCATGAGTGACTTGACGAAAGAGAAGGAGTTTTTTATGGCGCACTTGGAAGAGGTGGTGGAGTTGTTGGCTTTTTTGAAAAAAAAGGGGCATCCTCCGCATGTGGCCGGTGCTTTACTTTTGTCGGGCGCGGCGATGCTGGTGTTTGACGATGCGGACAGAAAAGAGGCCGTTAGTCTTTTTGACGAAATTTGCAGATTGAATTTGGGGCTAAAAGAAAAATATGAAACGCCGCATACCTCAAAAGAAATGCACTAACGTAACAATTTTTTTAACCGTTTTTTGTGCGGCCAACTTTTGTGAGGCCGAAGAAATTACTTTTTGTAACAAAATTGATTGTTATCAAATTGAGCAGGAGGTAGTGGATAAAAAGGTTAACCAATGTTTGTATCAAGCAAAATTAGAAATGTTGGTGTTGCATTGGAAACAGATTAACAATTGGAAACAAGTAGAGTATGTGGGGGCTGGGAATCAAAAGATTATTCATTGTTTGCCCAAGATCCCCAACAAGTTTTTAACAGGAGAGGAGACCAATGAACAACTTCAGTTTTTGGAAAAGCTTCGGTGCCGGATTCAAAACAAAAAACGGGATGCGGTGTTTCACCAAATTGATTATTTCAATTGGTGCATGTCAAGGTTTGAACCCGAACAGTTTGTGGATCAATGATTAAACATATTTTCTTTTGGATTTGGGCCGCAATTCCTCTAGCCGCTTCCCTCGTCAACTTAACCCTTGACATCTGGGATTATATAAGATAAACTTTTTTTCTTTAAATAAGTGGAGAGAAAAAATGGATGAAGTTACGATAAAGCGGATTGAAAAAGAGTGTGAATCTTCCTTGGATCATCGGGCGTGGGATTTTTTGTATGAAATGAGCAGGCCGGAGTTAATAAGATTTTTGATGGAGACCATGACGACGAGGCAGTGGTCTGAGTACCGAGAAGACTTTCGGGACGACGATGATGAATACAACGATGATGAATAGGAGAGGAGTGGTGAAAAAACTTTATGATGTAAGAATAACACAATGTTATTTGATAAAAAATATTGAGGCTACCAATGAAGATGAAGCTAAACAAAAAGCATCTGAAGATTATTCTTGGGAGTCTTGTCTAAAAGATTGCATTATGGATGTGGAGGAGACAAGTGATGAAAAAACTTTATAGAGAGTTGAACGATTTTTTGAAAACGAGTTCACCTGAAGGTGAGGTAAAAATAGTGGATGGCAAGAGAAAGTTTGTCCCTAAAGAAATGGACTTGGACGATCCCGCAGATCATTTGGCAGTTTGGGAAGATTTGTGTTCGCGTTTTTCACCTGAAGGTTTGTCGGAGGATGGCGCGTTGAGTGCCGCCGAAGAACGCCGTAAGGAAAAAGAGTTGATTAAAATTGCAGTGCAGTTGCGCGAGAGGTCTGGCCCTATGCCGGCAGAGGTTGCCGAATGGTGGGAAGGCCCAAAGCATTTGACAAAGGCGGGTTAAGAAAAGGAAAAAGTGATGAAATATACGGTGCAAGCTACTCAAATAATTTTGAACGTAAAACCGACGCGAGTTAAACAACGTTTTCTGGTGGAAGCGGATTCAGAAGAAAAAGCTTACGACGAGTTTAAAAAAGCTTCTAAAAATATGGTTTTTAGAAACGGGATCAAAAAATTAACAATTTTAAAAACGCATCTTTCCTTTATTAATGAATAAAAAAGAAATTTTAAAAAACTGCAAATTGTTTTTAGAAGTTACGGAAAGCCGTGGGTTGAACAATGTGGAGGCCGCTTTAGTTCATTTGATTTTGGCCGTAAGTTTTTTGGGAGAAGAAGTTGATATTAATCAATTTTTAAGCGAGGATAAAAACAATGAGTAATTTTTGGGAATATTTGATTGTAGCGGTATTTTTTGTAGTAGTGTTGATTCAACAAGGTGTTTAAATTGAAAAATTCGATTCGAGAAGAGTTAGTGGATTATTGGGGCGACGAGGAATTATTATTTTTGGACCCAGCAAAAGATTTTGATTGCGGCATTGTAGGGGTGGCAGAACGCATTGGAATGGAGCTTGTGGTGGTTTATGATCGCGACAAAATTTTAGAGCAACTTCGCAAAGATCTTACTCCAGAAGAAGCCGTGGAGTATTTTGAATTTAATGTTTTGGGGTCCTATCTGGGTGAAAAAACACCTGTTTTTTTGACGTTCCGGTAAAAAAATTAGGTCTTTTCAAGCGGTTCATTTTTTGAATCAGAATTAATTGTGTTCAACGATAAGTTTGCTGAAAAACTCCGACGCTCTCCCTCGCCAAAAAAAGGATAGGCGCAGTGACTTAGGTAAGCCGGAAAAACGTATAAGTCTCCCACTTCGGGTTGAACTCGAAACGATCCAACACTGCACAAATTAGTGCTTCCAAATAAAAAATCGGTCCACCCTTCGCTGGCATATTTTTCCTTGGCGTGCTTCCAGTTTTTCTTTCCAATCGAAATGGGAACTTTCAAGTACAGGACACAACTAAATTGTCCGCTGGTATGAATGTGAACCGGATTATAGTCCGTTGCAAAACTTCTAACAAACCAAGCATTATGAATTTGGACTTGGTTTGATGGCTGAAACTTTTGTAAAGACTGACTCATAAAATTAGTGTACAAGCCATTAGCGGCTTCAAACAAAATTTCTCCAAGGTTTTCAACCTTCCCAATCTCACAACGGAGTTCCTGCTCAACGTGTCCTACCAACTGATCCGAAGCGTCAAAAGATTTTTTATTGATTAAAGAGTCACAGTGTTTGTTCATCCGCGCAATCAAATCCCGTGGTAACTTGGTTTTCAACATTCGGGGACCAAATGGAGATAAAATTTCAGCAGTTACTTCCTTACGTTTTGTCATATTTCTCGAATTTCTCCGGCGAGAACATTTTGAATCCTCTTACGACGAAGCTCGTCTTCTCGCTCCTCAATCTTTTTTTGGTATGTTTTTCGTTCTTTTTGCAAATAAACAAGATCCTTGTTTGTTAAATTTTGCGTTTTCCAAGTGTCAAAAACAACGCGAAACAGCCCTGAAATAGTTCTGCCCTCCACTCGGGCAATTGTAACGATCTCCTCGTAAATGTCCCGTGGCACGAGGACAGATTTCCATTTTTTAGTATCCATAAACGACTCCTTTTCTAAGATTGTATAAGATTTTCTATTCCATTTCAACCGCTTCGCCCCAGCTAGGGCCAATATCCACGTCACATTTGTTGGGAACCTCTAACGGAACCGCATTGCACATGATTTCAGCATACTTTTCGGCCTGCTCTTTGGTTTTAACCGAGAAAGCTAACTCATCGTGAACTTGCAACAAGGGCAAAATACCTTCCTTATGCAGATTGACCATCGCTTGTTTAGTCATATCTGCCGCCGAAGCTTGAATCAAACGGTTTAATGCCTTGTAGGTATAAGCCCGTTTCAATCGGGTGGTCGGCCCGTGAGCCGCGACAGCTTCCTCATAAGGCATCGCTTTGTGCATTTCAAAGGTGTTCGGTTCCCAAAGATCAAATCGGCATTTTCGGCCTCGCAAAGAACGGATCGAGCCGGAAGATCGAGGATCGTCCAATCTCTTGCTTACCCCTTGCATCAACAGTTTCACAAACGGAACCCTGTCATGGTACTGCTGGGTCAAGGATCGTGCTTCGTCTACGGTGATGTCCAATTGAGCGGATAGCTTGTTAACTCCCATGCCGTACATCATCGCCAGATTTATCACCTTGGCCTGTTTTCGGGGGATGTCTGCCATTTCTGCCACCATCGTGTGGAAATCCATATCGGGGTTTTCTCGATACCCCTCGACAAATTCGGCAACGCCCTTTAATTCGGTGTTCTTGGAGTCGCCAAACGCTTTGGCATAGTGAACCAAGATGCGCGGTTCTTGTTGGGAAAAATCAATCGCCGCCCATTTCTCCCCTTCTTCGGGCAAAAACAGACTACGGATCATTGGCCCCAACTGGGGATCTCTCGACGGGATTTGTTGAAGATTCGGGTTGTTCATACTGATTCGGCCCGACACCGTTCCACCATCATCGCCTCGCAATTGGTTGATGTGGGCATGAATCCGCCCTTCTTTTGAAATGAATTTTAGGATCGATCCGATAAACGTCCCTTGGGTTTTATTCAAGTTTCTGGCCTGCACCACCAATTGAGGTAACTCATGGGAGTGTTCCGTCAAAAACGCCTTGGTAAAGCTCGGTGCGCCTTTCTCTGTGCGGTCATACAAAATGTTGAGTTTATCAAACGCTTTGGCTAAAGATTGCGCGGCCCAGATTTCTACATCCGCCCCCACCAAAGTTTTGATCTTAGCCATCGTTTCTTTTTCTTTTTTGATTAAATATTGCTTGGTCTTTTCCACCCGATCAATGTCCACGCGAATACCTCGGGCCGTCATGTCTACCAGACAGGGCAAAAGGCTGGTTTCCAGTTTCCAGATGTCCCACAAATCTTCCTTGTTGAGCATATTTTGAAAATGCTTCCATAACTCTAAGGTCAATGTCGCGTCCGTCTCTGCATAAGCCCCCACAAATTGGGCAGGCAACTTCCATAATTCGGCTTTAGCATCCACCCCAAACCCTTGGGCCGCCTCGTTCAAGTTCTTTTCACCTTTGGTTTTACCCAGATGGTCGTAGGCCAAAGCGTTCAAGCTGTAGCTGAAACGGTTTTCGTCCAAAAGAGAAGCGGTAATCATCGTGTCAACAATCCTGCCGTTAAGCGTGAAGCCCTCGGCACGAATCCACCCCGCATCGTATTGTGCATTGTGCATAACCTTGTCCGCAGAGCATTCAAAAACTTTCTTGAGCCATTTCGACACAATTTTCTTATCCAAATTACCACCGCCTAAATGCCCGACAGGAATGTATCCTTGCCAACCGTAAGTCGCAACCGCATAACCGACAACCTCACCGTCTTTAGTGGGCCATCCGGGGCCGTTAACTTTTAGGTTAGGGTCTTTGGTCTCTACATCAATGGCAATTTCTACTGCATCGGTCAAGTCCGGTAACTCTTGTGGAGGAGTCCACTCCACAGAGGGCGTGAACATCGGAAATTGTAATTTGTTTGTCATATGGAGTAACTCCTGAAGGTGTCTTCTGGATCAATCAGAAACAGATTTTGCTTGGTTCGCGTGACCGCCACATAAAAAACTCGGTGAAGATCATCACTCAAATTGTTCTGAAGGGCGGAGTAAGACAAATCTTGGAGCAAAATAACATTGTCCGCTTCGCCTCCCTTGGCACCGTGGATTGTGGATAACTTTATCCGAGGTTTGGCATTAAATTTTTCACCAGATCGCAAAAGAGCGGTGATGTACGCCCGATCAACGTCGGGGATTTTGTTCAAAGCTTGAGACCAAATCTCGTCCGCCCCAGCCAACAAACCATGCTCGTTTTGCAATTGTTTCAAATTGACTGTTTCTGCGTCGGTTTTAATCGTTTTCTTGCCGCGCCCGACCTTTTCATTATTGCCCGTCATAAAACCATAAATCGTTTGGGCGTGATCCGTGAGAATGTGTCGGCCTTTTCGTAGGGCCTCCCACGCATTCACTGCAATCGTCAGCTTCTCGGAAATGCTCCGGTGACCGTTGCGCTCGAACAGAAGTCCTCTGGATTTTAAATCTTGAGTCAATGGAGTCAACATATAGTTAGCCTGTGCCATAAGTAACCATGAGCCATCGCCAATCGCAATATCGTCAATGCTCGGCATCCGCGTCACCATGCCCTCCTCCTCTCGAGGAAGATACGTCTTGGGAAAACGGTCACTAATTCTCGTGACGATGGATTCTGCCACCTGATGAACCGCTCGAGGAATTCGGTAAGATTGCTCTAAAGTTTCAGAATCGCCAGATAAATGGATAAAATGATTTACGTCCGCCCCCGCCCACCGATAAATCGCCTGATCATCGTCCCCCGCACAATACATTCTTGTCGATCTTGAATCAATTTTGTGAGCAATGTCCCATTGCAGAGGAGATAAGTCTTGGGCCTCGTCCATAAAACATAATTCAAAATGCGGACACGCCTGCTCGGAATCTAAAAACATCTGCAAAAGATCGGTGAAATCGATCAAACCGTTAACCTGCTTATAAGCCCGATAAGTTCGGTCTAAATAGTCCACCTCATGCCACTGAAAATCAATCGAGGATAAATCGTATTCTCTCTGTAAAGACGTTTTTTTAAGTCGCGCCAGATTAATTAAAGACAGAATGGGGTGATCCGAAGTAACACTACCGCCGATTTCATCGTCTTCCATGCGGTGAACCCGAAGCTCCATGCCGACTTTTTCAGATAAGTCCTCAAAATGTTCTTTCTGAATGACCTGATCTGATTTAATCGCCAAAGTGCGGTACGCCAACGAGTGGATGGTTCTAAAATGACAGAGGTCCTTTTCAGGATCAAGGTTAAACCGCACAGAAGCGCGTTCCTTGGCCTCGTTAGCGGCCTTACGGGTAAACGCAAGAAAACCAATTTGCGTCGGGTCTAGCCCATCTGACAACGCTTTGTCCACCATGTTCAACAATGTGGTTGTTTTTCCCGTTCCGGGTGGGCCAAATAGTCTAAACACTAGAAAGGACTCTTTTTATCTTGACCCATGTCAGGGGCCGGAATTTCAAAATCAATGCCATTAAACGGCGGAATCACCCAGACTCTCACCGACTTTGATTTAATCTTTATCGTTGTCGAATCGCCGTTGATGTCTCGCAACCTTTGGGCAATCCGGTGAGATTTATACTCGAAGAATTTGTTCTTCCTCAAAAAGGCTTCAAAATCTTTGAGCCTAAAGTAGGTTTTTTGCTCCTCTTCGTCGGTAAAAGGTCGGCGGAGCAGGATTTCTTCCTTGTTAGTCGCCTGCTGGTAAGACGTGCAAAATTCTTCAAGCAGATCGTAAAACTGTCCACTCACGGACGCATCCTGCGAAACTTCCATAATGGCCCCATCTGTGGAACTCATCTCCTCCAGTAAAGCGTTGATACGAGCCTCCCACCCAACTTTTTGCATAGTGCGTGGCATGTAGTTCAACTGCTCGACGCAAGCTCTTTGAAAAGCGGCCTGATTCATCAAAGCATCGGTGTCCAGTTCCAAAGGCTTGCCAGACACGTCCAAAAACCAGACGGGAGGAACTGAATTATATTTTCTAAGATTGGCTATCGTAATGCCACTAACAGCGGCATCAATACCAAATTTGCGAGTGCGACATAATTCCGAATTACAATAACTATTAATCGGGCTGTCTTTGCACTTATAGGCATAATCCTTCTTTTGTAGTTGTTTGGCGACAATGTTAACCTCGTTCAAGGGCAACGGCGGGTCTAGATAGTTCATGTTGTAATTCAAAATTTCAGTTTCCCAACTGTCGGGATAGGCTTTGCGTAGATAAACGCCAATGTTAAACAACCCGTTGTTTCGACCACCTTCGCTTATTTTCTGACTGCATAGGGTCTGCAAACATGGTGGGCCATCCTTAATTGCGGTGATTTCCTCGGGCTTCTGAACCGTGAGCGACAAAAGCTGTTCCGGCGTTAAAACATACTCATCGTAAAGCGCGTAAAATTCTTCCAAAGTTGCGGCACTACCATCGTCTTTAATGGCATAACGCAACCCGTCCTCTGCGTCAAAATACGGGATATTGAGAAAATTTCCAACGTCGCCCCTCTCCAAATTTAATTGGATCTGTTTGGGAAAAATCTCGCAATCCCCATGTCCTAGTGCGGCGGCTACGGAACGACAGGTATCTTGCATCTCCTTGGCAGAGACCCAATCAGAGGTAAACAAAAACCCGTGGGCACCACCGCTTTTAGACCGACACACAACAATCGGCAACTTTAGCTTTCTGATTTTGGCAACAAGTTCTTTGTGGTCAAGAGGGTAGGTGTCTACGTCAAAACACCCCCACTTGCACTGATTATTTTCGTTAATTGGAATAACCCCAATTGCCGTGCCTTTTCCGCTAAGATGCCCATGCCAAAGCTTATCAGTTCGTTCTTCTTGAACAACCGTCGCTTTGCCCACCGCCTTACCGTTGGAATTTTTGTGGTCAATTCGATAAGTGCCGTAAGCCCTTCTCAGACCGTCAAAAATCTGTGCAAATTTCTTTTCATTCATTGGAATCCCCTAAAAGAAAGACGGGCGACCAGTGGAGGGGCCGCCCGTTTTCTTGACTCAGAAGGGTACGTCTGAGTCTGTGGAACCGTCTTCGTTGGTGTGCTTGACCTGCACGTCCCCCGCGAGAATTGATTTGGCAAAAGTCTTAGCCTGAGTGTACAGGTTTAAATCTTCAACCTGACCTTCCAGACCAATTTCCCAGCCGTGCCAAGAACCCTTAGAGTTCTCCTCAGAGACTGTTTTAAGCTTGTAAACGTGACTAAAGCGTGGAGGTACGAAAGGCCCGTTTTTGCCAACCATCGAACGACTCTGAATCATGCTATTCCATTTACGAGACTTCTTCAACTGAGTAGATTTCATCGCAATCAAAGCCGTCGTGGAACCTCCATCTTCATTTAAAACTACCACATAGTGTTGGTGCGTCTCTTCCATATAATTTCCACTGCCATCATCAACATAATCTCTGTTGTCGTCCGCACTCCGAGTCGTTTTTGGACGGGTGTCTTCTGGACTATAAATGTTGATCGGTGCCCCAGTGCCCGAGCCTCGCGGTGCCCACTCAATGTACCGTCGCTGATAAACCGCAGGAATAACACGCACCCCGTCCTTGCCCTTAAAAATCTCACCCGAAACTGTGTTGTAAATATCTCCGGCTTTTGCGTCGTCAAGATCATCCAATATCGGATCTTGTCGGGATAAAACTTTAAGAAACGGCAGGGCTAAATCCTCTTGTCCAACGTTTTCTAGCCCCAACCCCTGATCCGCCTCGAACATATCATTGCTCAATGCTACGTCTGTTTTGGCCTTTGCCACTTTTTTGGTGTCTTCACTCATTTTTTTAACCCCCTTTTGATTGTGGCACGTTGTCCTATGAACGCGCCAAAAAGATCCATCGGAAACTCGCTACCATTCTCGACCTGCTCCTTCACCCACGCTTTTAACGTCGAGGGGTGGATCGTTTTGCTTTGAGCAGGTGCATGGCCCGCTTTCGTTGCAAACTCCAAAAATTCTGTAGCTTTTGCGTCTTCTCCGCGTCCAAAAGCACAGGTAATTTGGTTTTTGATGAGGTCGTCGTGCCCGTGATCCTTGAGCCACTTATGAGCTTCTTCTTTGTTGTCATGTTTGATGTAGCCCCCGTATGTTGGTTTAACAGTGACCACACTGCCATCGTCCAAATCAAACCTAGTCAGTCCAATTTCTTGCAACATCGCAGGCAAATCCTGATCCGTCAGTTGTAAAAGAGCCTTCTTGGTCTCCTTCGCTTCGTCCTCCAATTTTGCAAGTTGTGCTTCCTTTTCTACCACCTTACGAGCAATTTCTGCTATGCTCGAAAGTCCGCTCGTGCTTACGGAATCAACTTTGGAACTTTGCCTTTCAAAATCCTCCTCCATTGATTGTGCAATATCTTTTAACATTTGATTCATGATTCGTTCTCCATGTTCGTTTAAAAAAATCATTTCTGATCTTGCAGATTTAGATATTATCCTATATCATGGGGCCTTGTCAAGTTTCAGGAGAAATAAATGTTTGTTTTTAAAACAAAGCCTTACGAACATCAAAAAGATATTTTAGAAAAAAGTTGGGACCGCCCCGCTTACGCATTGTTTTTAGAGATGGGCACTGGAAAAAGTAAAGTTGCTATTGACAATGCGGCAATGTTGTTCCACAAAAGTTGGGTAAACGCGGTGTTCATTGTGGCTCCGAAAGGAGTTTACGACAACTGGGTGCAAAAAGAAATCCCGGCACATTTACCGGACGAAATTCCAAGAACCGTGGTCCGTTGGCAACCAAACTTCACCAAAACTTTTATGAAAAACTTGGACCAAATCCTTGGCCCTAACAGGAAAGAAGAAGACCTTTGTTTTTTTGTGATGAACGTCGAGGCGTTATCAACCAGCAAGGGCATGACTTTTGCCACTAATTTCTTGCGGAAAAATCCAAAGAATTTAATGATTGTGGATGAATCCACTACAATTAAAAACCGTAGAGCGCAACGAACTAAAAACATCGTCAAAGCGGGGAGGTTGGCGAAATACAGGCGAATCTTGACAGGTTCCCCCATCACCAAATCACCGATGGACTTGTTCTCCCAATGCCAGTTTTTGTCCCCAAAAGCTTTAAATTTTGAAAATTATTATGCTTTTCAGGGTCGTTACGCCGTTATTGTAAACCGTAAATTGGGGCACCGACAGTTTCAAGACATCGTGGGTTACCGTCGATTGGACGAGTTGAATGAAAAACTGGAAAAGTTTAGCTCAAGAGTTTTAAAAGAAGATTGTCTGGATTTGCCACCCAAAATTTATTTAAGACGGGAGGTGCCGTTGACCGAGGAGCAAGAAAAAGCGTATGTTCAAATGAAAAAATTGGCTTTGGCTCAGTTAGACACCGGAGAATTAGCGTCCACCGCTTCTGTTCTGACTCAAATCATGCGTTTGCAACAAATTGTCAGCGGATTTTTAAGATTAGATGACGGTCAACTGAGAGAGCTAAAAAATAATCGGATTGGAGAGTTGATGGACGTGATTGACGAATCCCAAGGAAAGATCATTATCTGGGCGACGTGGACAGCAGACATCAAAAGAATTATGGCCGAGTTGAGCAAGAAGTTTGGAGAAGACTCGTGTGCCGCGTATTTTGGCGAGACGTTGCAGGAAGAGCGTCAACGAATCGTAGAGAGGTTTCAAAATCCTTCCAGTCCCTTGAGATTCTTTGTGGGACAACCCAAAACAGGCGGTTTCGGGATTACTCTGACCGAAGCTAAGAATGTTGTCTACTATAGCAACAGTTACGATCTGGAAATACGATTGCAATCCGAAGATCGTGCTCACAGGATTGGTCAGGAGAGCAAAGTAACCTATATTGACATGGTCTCTCCCAAGACGATAGACGAGAAAATTTTACAAGCCCTCAAAGACAAGGTCAATATTGCCGAAAAGGTTCTAGGCGAAGAAGCGCGAGGTTGGTTTAGTTAGCCAAACAAACTGCCAATGCCTCGTTGCATGGGGTTTTGCGCGGCTTGCATATCTTGTTGTTGCCTCATCATCGTTGTCGCCGAATCCATTGGGAACATTGCCGCGTATTGTCCTCTTGTCACGGGGGAAGGTGCGGCTTGAGCCACGGGCGGTGGAGTGGGTCGAGGTGGTGGAGCAGAAGCGGCCCTAAAAGGAACAGCTTTTGGCGGTGTTCTGGGCAATATAGGCTGTCGTCCTTTAATATCTTCACTTGGAACTATTTCCTCGCTAATTTCTTTTACCGTTGGGGTAGCAAATACAGCGGGAGATCCTAAAGTTCTTCTTATTAAGTTGTCTATCTTAAAAAACTTTTTTAAGTCTTTTTCGTCTTTTGCCACTTTTCGAGCAAGTCCTTTTTCAAGCAATTCTAAAAAAGCTTTTTCTTCACCGGGCATGAGCACATTAATAATAATGTCACGAGTCACTGCTTTGGGCAAATTTATCCCTGCTTCCGTTGCTACGTCTGCGCCGGCCTGCGGCACCTGCAAAGAAGCACCCATGTTAAGTGTGTTTGCAATTTTTTTTGCAACGGTAGCTCCAAGAACGCGAAGACCAAATCGATTTATTCTGCTTTCAGAAGAAGCTCTTTCTATTTCTGCGGCGGACACACGCCCGTCCGCATTTAAAGCATCATCTAGGTTAGCTAAACGGTCAAACATTTGTTTAAATCTGCCAACAAATTCTTTATCAACAATGTCCGCGTTTTTTAACAAAGTCATAAACGCAGGAATGCCTGTTCCTTTTTTAGGATTTAACATAAGGTCCCTGAACTTGGTAGGGTCTATAGCAAAAGCCTTTCCTGATCCCACGGGTTTTGTTGATTTTTCTAAAGCGTAATCAAAAACAGCCGCTAACAAAGCCTCTTTAGCAGGTTTTTCTATATCGGGATCAGCTACTTTAGCTTTGTTAATAGCTCTAACTAAACCATTAAATTTTTTTTCTGGATCTGTTGAGCTTAACGCTTTAGCCACGCCAACTTGAGGACTTCCCTCTAAAACATCCTCTAACAATTCCATTTTTTTGACACGGTTCCAATAGGTGCTAAAAGATAACGTGTCTCCTAAATTCAAATCAGAAGCATCTTTAACAATCTCTTCAGGAACACTTTCTAATAACACATTTCGTGCTTCCGGGTTCATCAAATCATCTTTTAATGTTTTAAAAGCCGGAAAATCTAAAATTAATTTGTATTTTTTTATAAAGCGTTCAGCCGCCGCATCGTCTACACCTTTGACCGTTACCATTTTGTTGGTTACAGGGTTTAACACTGTTTTTTCTTTTAGTAATGTTTCTTCCGCCATTTGCCTTACAAACAAATCAACTAAAGAATGATAATTTTTTTTAATTTTTTCGGGATCAACTACGTCAGTTACGGCGGTTTTCCCTTTTAAAGTATTTGTTACAAAAGAAGCCGCTTTTTCTAAATCCTCATATTTAATTACAATGTCTTCAGGAGTTCCTACCATCATTTTCGATAAAGCCAACTCGGGGTCAATTAATTCTTCTCCAGATCCTTGTTTTTTGCCCAACCTTCCCGCAAACGATCTTGTAAAAACGTCATTTCCTGCACGAGAAATATCATAAGCTTCTTTTAACTTTTGAATATTATTTTTTGTAGCTCCCGCAGGAAGATCTACAGCCCTTACAAAAGCCTCGTCTTGTATTTTTATTCCAAAATCATCTAATATGGATTCCGACAAAGTTCTGTAAATTCTTGCTGTAGTATAATCCGGATCTTTCCCCGCAAGAGCCGCTCTTTTTTTATCCAGTAGTAAACTTCTAAATTTAATAAGATCTCTTATGCTAGGATTACTTTTGGTATAGCCTTCTATAAAAGATTTTATTTCTTGAGGCATAGGAAAAGTTGGTTTTTTCCCTTTCCCTTTGGGTTCTTCTAACAATGTTTCTTTTTTAACTTTTTCTATTGCCAATTTTAGGTTGGCTGTCGGTATTGTTTCATCCATGTCTACCGCGTCGTAAGCAGTTTTTTCTGCTTGTCTCCAACGCTTCATTTGTTGCTCCATTAAATCCGTTACCTGTTGGCTAAGATTTCTTTTTGTAACGGTTTCTCCTAACTCTCCACGGGCCTCTAATTTAGAAATGTTTTTTAAAATAGTTGCAGCATTTTTTTCTATACCTGACTTAATCATATCGCTAATAAGTTCTTTACGGACGTTAAATGCCGCTCTTATTCCTTCAGGAGTCCCTGTGCCTTTTAATGCCTCAATTAACCTGCTTATTACCTGTAAGCCTTCTTCTCCAGATTCTTTAGCCTTTCTTCCTAACGCACTATTACCTTGAGAATAAAACTTTTCAAGAAGAATTAATCCCTCATCATCAAGAATTTGCCCCGGAGTACCCTTAAACAAAATAGGATTGTCTTTATTAAAAGCTTTTAAAGCCTCTACTATTCCTACAATGTATTCATCAGGGTCTTTGGCTCCTTGAGAAAGCAACTGTAATTGTTCTATAAGAACGTCCGAAGCCATATCTTTTCTTTTTTCTTCAAGAAGATTTGTTGCTTCTTTCAAATCTGTTTCTTTAACTTTTGAAAAAGCGTTTTTAACAGAAGGAAAATGACTTGCAATAACTCTATGCGGATAAACTAAACTAGCTCCCGTCTCCCAAGCTATTCTTGGCAAAGCTTCTCCGGGAGAGAAATACTCTGAAATCGTTCCACCGATGCCTATGGGGGTAGCAGTAACGGCTTCTGCGGTAAGAAAGGATCCGGGAGACGTTCTTGCCGTTTTTCCCATTGTTTCAGCTATTTTTGTAACAGCATTAGTTATTTTTTTTGCAGTGCCTTTGTCTCTCATCAAACCTAAATTTTCAAAAAAACGAACTATTCCCATGTCTATTTTTTCTGGAATTGCTTTAGCCAACGACAAATTAAGTCGCATGGTCCCTAAAACAGAAGCCGCGCCTCGTCCTCCTTCTAAAAACGGCATTTTGCTAGGAACTACCGTGGTGTCAGGAAAAATAGCTCTTTCAGTTTTTTCGCCAATAAACAACCCTCCTAAAAACGCGGTAGTTCCCGCCCCCAAAGCAGCAAGAGGTTTGGCAAAAGGTCCCACAAAAGGAAGTATAGGAGGAGTTACCGCAAAAGCACTTCTTCCCGCAATCATAGCCGCTTCTGAAGCAGGAACAAATTGAGTCAACCCACGACCCGCGCCTTCTAACGTAGCCATAACAACATTAGGATTTCTAGCCCCTGTATAATAACTAATAATAGTTTCCGGCATTACTCCTGAATCAATAAGACCCCTGACATTTTCTTTAGGATTAGGTACATCTGATCTGTCTGCTAAGTCAATAGCAAGTATTTCAAGAGCTTGAGGTCTAGTTAGATTTTTTTTGTTAATTAAAAAATTAAAGTTACCTTGAAGGTCTACAGACGTTCTAAGTTCCTCGTCTAACGGCCCTTTCTGAATATCTTCCGCTAATGTTTTAACAATGTACGGATCAAAATTCTTTTCTTCTTCCCTAAAATTACGTTCCGCGTCTAACTCTTTAGAGCGTTTTTTTTGGGCTTTTGTAAAAAGATCTATGTCGTCTAAGGTTTCCATTATTATTCTCTTAGTTCGTTTGTTCGTTTGCTCTTAGTTCATCAATAATACCACCAGTGTTGTCCTCAACAGGGGCAGAGGCAGAGTCACGGGCAGAAGCAGGGGCAGAGGCCGCCGTAGCTTCTAACCCTCTTCCACCTATCCCAGCCAAATAAACCATGCCATATCTTTCTCGTAAATCGTTTAATTTCCCTATCATTCCCATGGTTTCTTGGTAACCCGTGTAATCTTTATCTGCTGCTTGTCCCAATCGTTTTTCATTTTGAGCCTTTATCTCTTGCTCTATTCTCTTGATTATTTGTCCGGTGGTGGCAAGCTGCTCCTTAGGAGATACAAAACCTACTTTAGGTAAAGACTCAATAAGTTTTTTGTCTAACGTCAAATTAGACCGACCGTCAATAAAACTTCTTAAAAAGAAAGTAGCGTCCGTATTTAGTTTCTTAAAGAAATTTCCTGCTCTTGCTTCTGAGCCACCTATAGTTTCGGCCATATTAAGAAAATTTCCCCCACCAGTAAGTGCGTCTATCGACTTTGCCACAGTTGCCTGAAGAGAGTTTGCCCAACCAAACGTGTCTTTAAGATCTCCAAAACTTGCTTCTATGTTTTCTGGTTTTGCCGCCATTGATTCTATCGCGTCTACCAAAGAATCTCCTCCAAAGTAAGAAGTTTCTTGGGTCTCGTCCCCTTCAATAAGTCTTTGGATGTAATTTGCTTCTGCTTCTTTTATAGCCGTTTCTCTTTTTTGAAGTTCTATCAAGCTAAGTTGGTTCGTTTGGTTCCATAAAGCTGTTCTAGCGTCTAAATCTAATCTTCCAATTCCTAACTCTGTATCTAGGTTAAGTCTTTTTGTGTTTAATTGATTATTAAAATCATTTTGCCTTCTTGTGTATTCAATATTTTTATTTTGAAGATCTAATCTTTCGCCTTCTAGTTTTAGTAATTCTTGATCATTTGCTATTTCATGATCTAAACCTCGTGCTTCTAAATCAAGCTTTCTTTTGCTGATAGCTTCGTTAATACGCACCTGTGCGTTTTGTATATCTAAAGCTTCGCTTTCTAACTCAAGCTTTCTTTTGTTAAACTCCCTGTCGCTCTCAAATATCTGAATGTCTAGGTTATTTTTTCTATCGGCTATAATCCGATCAAGATCAAGCTTACCTTGTTGTATTTTATTTATTCCGTCTTGTATTTTTGTTTTTATCTTACCTTCTATTTGAATTTTTTCAATATTATGAAGTCGTTCAACACCTAACCTTTCTAAAACATCTTCTTGAACAGCTTCTTGCCGTGTTAACTCTAATTTTGCGTTAAGCTTTGCAAGTTCTTTATTTACCTTACCTTGTGCCTCTATACCCGCTAAACTGTTGTTTCCTTCTAAAACTTTTAATTCTTGGGATAACACGGCTTGTGCGTCTTGTAACGCTTTTTCGTGTTGTTGAGAACTAATATATTTTCCTTTTTCAAAATCAAACGTTTCTCGTTGCATAATTTTTTGTGCTTCAATTTCTTGGTTCTTAAGTTGTTGTGCTACAAAAGCGTCTGCTGCTCGATCCGACGCTGCTTGTGCCGCGGCTAAAGCCCCGACTTTAGCTTTTTGTTCGGCTTCTCTGACTCCAGCGGTAGCTTGAGCCGCCGCCGCTGGTAAATTAGCAGTCACTTGAGCTAATCTTTGAGCAGGCGACCCCGTTAAAGGAACACCTTCGGGCGAAACGCCGCCAGCAAAAGCAAGCCCCGCTTGCGCTATATTAAATAAAAGGTTTGATTTAGCCGCGTCTTTAGCCGCATCTAAATCAACTGCTTCTAGATAAGTAGGTAAAAAAGATTGATAACCCTCTTTTATGTTTTTTACCATGTCTCTTCCAAAAGGATTATTGGAGACCACCTCAGTACCTTGGTTAAAACGCTGTACTACGGGACCCCCTTGTCTAAAATTTTGGGTGAGCGGCTGCTCAACCCCCATCATCAAAGAACCAACGCCTTCAGCCATCGGAGTAGCTACCCCTTCAGCCGTTTCCATTTCAACGCCTTCTGTGATGTTCTGCATTAAATCGCCAATGCCTGAGTTTACAGCCCCCTCCTCGGTCATCATAATAGTAGGTTGCACCATCGTAAGAACCGAGAGCGGTGTAGCAAGGGCATCTTCCTCGCCCACATAATCAGCAAGCTCCTGATACCGTGATTCCAAAGGCATATCGTTGCCTCGAATAGCGTCAATCACTTCTTTTGGCTCTTCTGCACTTTCCAAAGCCGTAGCTACTTGATCAGCAAATAAAACTCCAATTCCCTCGCCTCCGGCATCTGCCATTTGTTCGGTTGCCATTAATTCCTGTGAAGGGTCTGGAGCGGGAGGTGCCATCATCGCTGGGTCCATTGGAGGGGGAGCCATCATCGCTGGGTCCATTGGAGGAGGAGCCATCGGCATTTCCCCCATCGGGCCTCCATTAGCCCTAAACTGCATGTTAAACATTGGTCTTTTGTATACGTTCATTAAAATAACCCCGCTGTTTTAGCACCGCCTGCGGCGGCTAACCCGGCTATACCCAGCCCGGCAATCTGTTGAAAGGGTGACGTGTTCGGTGTAACTTGCATTGTTGTCGTTGCCTGAGAAGACGGCGTTCCTTTGTAAATATCAGAAAGGAATCCGTACTGCTGATACGGCTGTTGATAACGCTGTAGATTCGTGGCCCGTAGTGCATCCAACGTGGATTGTCCAACCCCACGCTCTAACTGCCCTAATGTTGCCAAATTCTGTATATCTTGTGAACGTAATTTAGCCCCCATTTCGCCTAATCCGGCTCTTTGAAGACCCATCGTTCCAAACTGAGATCCAAACTGCCCTATAAGTCCCGCACTTTGTAATTGTCTAGCACGAGCTTGCTCAAACGCTTGTTGTGCTTGTTGAGCCGCTTGCTGGAATCCCTGCATTCTAATACCTTCTGCCGCTTTTCTTTGAGCATCTAAAAGATTACGCCCTCTTTCTGCTTGAAGAATAGCTTGACGGCTACCGCCAAACGCCCCGGAACCCACCGCTTGTGCGTCTTCTCCCTGACGAGCAATATCGCTGGCCCGTTGAAGGTCAGACATCGTGCGATCAATAACTTGTTGTTCATAAGGATTCATAAACGCCGCAACACCGCTACTGGCTCTGGGATCGTATTGACCAAAACCGCCTTGAGTCGTTAATCTTTCCGCTTGCCCTAAAAACTGTTGGCCTCTAGCAAGATCCCCTGTCGCACCTTGCAAGAAAGGTTGGTAAGCTCCAACGCCTGACCGAGCCAAATCAATAGCTTGTCTTTCGGGGGCCGATAGCTGTTGCACCTGAAAATCAGGTGGAACCAACCCTCTTGAAATGCGTTCTCTAACAAATTGATTAACACTTTCAAGTAGGCCCTTACGATAAGCCTCTATCGCGGGATCTTCTGTAATAATCTGTCTTGTCGTTGTTTCTGCCATTTACGCCGCCTGTGTCTCAAAGTTTTTCATCATTTGGTACATGTTTCGTACCCCGTTTCGACGACTTCCGTTTCCTGCTCCCCGAACAGCTTTTGCGGTAAAAACAAACTCCCCATCGGATAACATAGCAGGGACACTGTCCGAAGTCTCGGTTCCGGGACCGCTTATATAACCTGTTTTACGAGGAAACATTTCGCCTCCTTGGTTAGCCACACGAATGTCTTGTAACGTCGCATAAGCTGGAGGATCAACAGGAACTCCGGGAACGTATCTTCCGGGGTCTCCTGCTATCAACTGGTCTGAAGTCACGCCACCAAACGCAGGCTCCATTGGCTCTTCTTCAGGAGCATCATAAAATCCTAATGGAGCGGCTACCGCACCTGCGGTTAATAAACTCGGAAGCACCGTTCTCATTAAATTAGGGGTGTACGCAGGTTGAGCCGCTGCTTTCTCTACAACCGCTTTTTGTGCCTCTGCGGATAAACTTTGAAAGTTCGGGTCTTTCTGTAATTCTGCTAATCTTTCCGCTAATCTTTCCGTCAAAGGCCGTGTGTCACTAGCCGGGAAATAAGCCTGTTTTGCACTGGCGAGACGTTCACTAAAAGTTTGTTTTGGTTTAAACACGTCCTCCATAGATTCAAAATACCCTCTTTGGTCTACAGAAGAAGAAGGAAACCCTCCTGAAGGGGGTTTAAGCGAAACCTCTGGAGAAAGATCTGACGCGACATCTGGAAAAGGATTTAACGCATTTGGATCAGGTCTAAGGGTTGCTGAAGAAAGGTTTTGAGAAACATTGTCAACATTAGCATCTGTCATTAGTTGACCACTATCCGCCCGCATATCAAAATATCCTTCTGGTGGTGTAAACGCCTGTTGTGCTTGTTGAGCCGCTACTCGAATATCTGGAGCTACATTAATCCCTTGAGGCACTGCTGGAGGCACTGCGGCCTGTTGAGCCGCTGCCTGTATATCCGGTCCTACATTAATTCCCTGCTGTACCGCCTCACTTACCGTAGTCGGCGCACTTGTTGGAGCCGCACCTTCTATAAATTGCACAGGGGGTCGGGTAGCCTCCACACCTGTCTTCTCTATAGTCCCTCTTAAAGCTTCTACACTAAACGGATTCTGACCTTGACCTAACTTAGTTGCTGCTTCTTTTAATCTCGTAAATTGCTCCGGTCCTCCAATTGCGCCCTTCACGCCGCTTTTGAACCCGCTCATAAAGGTCTGATTGTTTGCTCTTGCGGCAAAACCACCTTGTATTCCCTTAGTTAGTCCAGCCGTAGCTCCCGAAATTAAAGCCATTTTTAAGGCATCTTTAAAACTAGCCCCTTGTGCCAACGAGCCAATGCCCGATCCTAAAGATGCGGCTAAAATAGGTCCTACGCCGGGAATCATGCCTAACGCAATAGGTAAAACAATAGGAGCCGCTTTTTTAACAACTTTAACAACTTTCTTGCCTAGTCTTTTAACCGCCTTACCAATACCTTTAACTGCTTTCTTAGCCGCCTTACCAACACCTTTAACTGCTTTCTTAACTTTTCTTCTAACTTTTTTAATAAAGCCAAAGCCAAACTCTGGTAACCCTGTCTCGGGGTTAATGGAATTTAATTCGTTGCCTACAATATATCGCTCTGGCTCAAGTCCTTTTTCCCTCATTTCAGCAAAAACAGCCTCTTTTAAACTGGGATTGTCTTCAAAAACTTGCATGGGAATTACATGCTCTCCCAAAGAAGCGTGAACAATGAAGCTATCTTCATTACGCCCTAGCTTGGCTAATTGGTCTGCCGCCTGCATTAAATCGGTCACGCCCCCTTCAGGAACTAAACGGTCTTCTGGGCTATCGTAATATTCGTCATCTGCACTAACAAATGACGCAACCCCTCCATCGGGGATTTCCAATCTTTCTTGTTCCAACGTCATAGCCTCTGCCATCACGCCTCTCCTTTTATAAGTTTAAATATTGTACCATTATTCATGACGTTGTCACCGTTACGCTACCGACAGAAGCCGTGGCGCTTAATCCACGAGGATGCGGCATATCAAGCCGGACAATTTTAATAAATCCATCGCGTTGAAATAATTCAAATTCTCTTAAAAGATAATCATCCTCTTGTAGCTGCGTTAATGCAAGAGTGGAACCTCTCATATCTCCGGGATTTTGTGTTTGTTGCAAAAAAATACTAAACGCTCTAACCAGTTCGGCTAAGTACCGTGAATCGTAGTTATCGGGCGGTATAGGAAATTCCGGTAATGTAAGTCTGCGCGACGACATTATTGCCTCCCATCCGGTCTAATATCAACACGAGGTGCCCCTAAACGCCACTGCACTTCAGTGGCGGCACTTTCAATGCGTAGCGCAAAAGAACGACCTCGTAACCGGACAAAAGCTTGTTGAGTAAATTGTTCTACCGGGACTGTAGCAGACCGAGTTATTGCCGAAGTTTCTGTGTTTAAATAATTTCCCCCCGGAAAATTACGAGTTTTAAGAACAAAATTAGCCGCAGGAGCCGTAGAGGTTGAACCATCGAACGTTAAATCTGGTATAACCCGACGCATAAATACAAATTTATCTCCGTCCCCTAAATCAATTTGACTTGATTCAACATGAGCTGTAATAGCTTGTGAGGGGCTAGTGCTACCATCATCTAAACCAAACTCGTGATCATACAAGTAATAATCCGTAGAAGCTGCTATAGGATAATTGTTTATACCCCGATCTACCCACGCGGTACGGTTTAAATTACCATACGCCCAAGTGTTTTCTACATAGTTAAACAATATGTATCGATCAATTTCCGTAGAACTACCAGAAGGGTAAAACCACCATACTTCATTGTAAGAAGAATTTAAAGAAGCAAACGCCTTGTTTTTTTCACTTAAATTAAAATCATTAAAAACGTAACTTTTTAAAGTACACGGCAACTTTCTTACTCGCCCATCGTAAACATAAAAATCTTCTAAACCCATCCAAAACACTAAATCGTCGGAAGCCTTTGCTGTTTCTGGCCCCATAATAGTAATGTTCTCTGATATAAGGTTTATACCAAAGGTAAAAGGTGGCCCCAAAAACTGCATAGCGTGTAACGACACATCCGTAAATACCAGTATTTGCTGACGAGTTTCAATGGCTGTAATAATTTCACTGCCCGACCCTATTCGTAAATCACCTGCGGTATTGGTTACCGTAGCATCCCAAGTAGTGAGGCTTTCTTGACTACTAAATCGTATTAACAAAGGGTCTTGTGTGCCCTCCGCCGTCGCGGGATCGCAACCAAAAACAATAATGTGTCTGTCCCGATCAGACACAATAACTTTTTTAGCTATTGTTGGAGTGCCTGTGTCTGCCCCTGTGCGAGAAGCCAGAGCTACCGCACGAGTGCTCAACCCGTCCGACTTATCCCAATAATAAATACCGCCATCTCGAACATTTATTAGTAGATCTTCGCCAAAATTATCGTGTGTCCATAACCGTAACTGTGCCGAGCTTGCCGTGGTGTCTGCCGCAGAATCCCATGTACCTCTGCCCCAAGTGCCTGCACCCCACCCAGTGCCACCAACCACGGTGTTTAAACCTACGTTAATTTGAAAAACACTCACAATACTTCCACCCCCGTTGCCCGAATCAGAAGCATTGGCAAAAACATAAGAGGGCGTAATAATGCCATCTACTAAAATACTAGCAATAGTAGTAGAAGCCGCCCGTGCTTCAAAATAAAAAACAGTATTTGAAGTAACAATAACAATAGGGTATTCTTGGTTTAACACATTTGCGGTTACGTTACCGCCTAACGTGGCGGCTCCGCTAAAAGTAACAAAATCGCCCTCTACAGCGCCATGTCCGGCACTGCAAGTGGCTTTTATGGTAGCACAAAGCACGTCGTCGCTAGAACTATGACTTGCCGCCGTAGTGCTACTAACTCCTCGCACACAACCAATTAAGTTATTACCGCTAACTGCGGCATACGTTATTTCTTCAGAGTTTATTTTTATTCTACCCGAAGGAGGAAAATTACTGGAGCTAGTCAAAGGTATTGTAGTTACTGAGGCATCAATCCCTGCGGATAAAGTATTTTTTATCGCCGCAAAAACCGTACCCCCCGAAGCTACCGTTGTTCGCACAGGAGTGATGTCGTTGTACTCACCCCCTTCGTTAACATAATATTTAGCGTTAGTTCCTACGCCAATATACCTACTATTATCTAAAGCCACAAAAGGGTGTAACGCTCGAGCAATACCGTAAAAACTGTTGCTTGATTTTTTTACCCAACCGCCTATTTTTTCCGGCATTCCTTGTCGAAACCGTATTTTATCGCAATCAAACCAACCGCCTTCATTATCGTAAGAAGTGGTTTCTCGGTTGACTCCGGGTTTAAATTTTAATTTAGTTAAAGGCATTTACCATTTCCCTACTTTTTGTCCTGCACTAATAGTAAAATCTACTAAAAACCAAATCATAAACCCTCCAAAACCTATAATTACCGCTATCGTTGCATAATAAATAAAATTGTCTATTACTTGTTTTTTTCGTGCCGTTTCTCGTTCTTTTTCTAACTTTTGTTCCCGCATCATTGCATGACGGGTTTTTAAAAACTTTTTGTATATCTTAGCTCCATCGGGATACGGTCCCCAATAAAGTTTTTGTTTTATGCTTTCTATTTGTTTTCTGGCGTTTTCCTCCGCTACTACAATGTCCATAGCTTGCTGGTTTAACGACTTGTTTTTACCCTTGCTTACCTCCTGTTTTGCTTTACTTAATGTTTCAGTATGGTCAAAAAGTTTACCTAAATCCTTAGTTACATCATTAACATCTTTAGCAGCCGCTATGCCTTTTTTTACTAATTCAGCGGCAGTTTTTACCCCCGCGATTGCTAACCCAATGCTGGCTGGATCTAACACTCACTGTCACCTCACAACCAACGTCAACAATAGCAGTAACACGGCACCAGTAGCACCCAATAACGTTTTCTCAATACGATTAACCTTGTTAAATATTGTTTTCCAGCGTTCATCACACTGCGATTCGTGCTGTTTAAAAGCTATGGTCAATTCTTCAATATTCATTCTTTAAAATCCGTGTATGCCACAAAAACAAGTGCTATTGCAAATCCAACCAGACTTATTCCTGCTAAAACTGTAAATACAATGTCAAAAAACATGATTAGTTTGAAACAATCCACACATCAACCACTACCCTTAAGAGTTGTTATTTCAGCCTCAAGCGATTCTACTTTTGCTTTCAATTCTTTAATGGATGCCACTAATAACGGAATAACATCGGTATATCTAAGTGCTAGATTGTCTGAATCAGATGCGTCTACTGCTTCTGGCAGAACCGCTTGAACATCTTGAGCAATAAGAAATGATCGTCTAACATCTGTTTCTGTTTTGTATTTACCGATAACAGCCCTGAGTCCATTAACTTTTGTCAGCCCATTTTCGATATTTTCAATAATGTCCTTTTTACGTTCATCTGAAGCCGATGCCCAAGAAGTCGAACCACTGCCTAGCTCTACTCCATTTGTATTATTTTGGATCGTTAATTTCCCCGCGTTGACAAATATTTTGTAAGCCGCGTCCCCAATAAATATCCCCGGATTAAAAGTGCCAGACGCCACTGTAAGGGATTGCGTCATAGTCACTGCCCCCGCCGCGTTTACGCTTATAGCTGTGGCGTTAGACACGCTTCCGTAATGCCCTCCATCCCGCACTGTCATATCATCTACTTGTACGTCTTGCGAAAACGTCGCTTCGCCATTAGCCGCTATACTCAGAGCTGTGGCGTTAGACACACTGCCGACATGACCGCCATCCCGAACGGTGAGATCGTCCACTTGCACGTCCTGTGAAAACGTTGTTTCCCCATTTGACGCAATTGTTATAGCGTCAGTATCACTGGCACTGCCAATGGTCTTGCCGTCGCCAATTACTAAGTCATCTGCTATAGTTAAAAGTCCCGCAGAACTTAAACTCATTTTTTCAGCCGCCGCTTCCGAACTAGCTGTCTTAAAACTTAACTTGGTAGCATTACTGCTACTGCTAAAATCACCTTCACTTACAGCCTCAATTCCTGCCGCCACTAATACAGCATCAGTGCCTGTGCCCTCGTCAGGTGCTTGAAAATTTATAACCCCAAGTTTGTCGTCAGCCGCAATATCAGTATCGCCTGTTTGTAACAACAACGTGGCTGGAGTATCGTCGCTAGTAGAAGGGTTTTTTATGGTCAACTGAGTGGCTATGTTTAAATCAACTAATAAATCGTATACAGCGGCTCCGCTTCCTGCTCCGTCAGTAGCAATTACTTTAACGTCGCCGTTGGGAATAGTAATGGTAGCTCCTGTGCCTTGTTTGATTGTAATAGCCTTACCATTAGTCGTGGCATTTTCTATAATCCAAACCTTAGAAACCGTATTCGGCGCAAGCGTAACTGTTCTATCCGCACTAAGCGAAGTAGAAGTTATTTTTAAATAAAAGGAACGCGCAGAATCTGCCGCACCATCTGCTACCGTAATAGTAGTGTTTGCATCACTGCCCAAGTTTTCTGTGCCGTAACCAAGCGCCTCACCCACTAACTCTAAGTTAGTATTGGTGATACTGCCCCATGTGCCAGACTTTTCGCCTGTCGCTATTTCCTCTAATCGAAGATTGTTTACATATGTACTTGCCATAGTTTAATCCTTTATGCCGCTATTTTTTCCCAATCAGGTGATTGTGACGGTGTGATGGTACTATAACTCGGAGTTTGTGAGGGCACAACCTCCGACCAAACTAAAACCGCCGATACACCCCCCGTTGCCTGTACTCCCGTAACAGTTACATTAGCGTCACCTGTTACGGTAACTGTCCCTACACTTCCTGTACCCGCCGCTCCCGTAACCGATACATTAACACCCGCTCCTTCTGTTACCGTTACAGAACCAACTGCGCTAGTGGCCGCTACACCTGTAACCGATACGCTTTGTGCCGTAGAAACAGTTGTTGCTCCCACGCTCGCGGTGCCCGCCACACCTGTAACCGATACATTAACGCCTGCACCCTCGGTTATTGACACCGAACCAACTGCGCTAGTGCCCGCCACTCCCGTAACCGATACATTAACACCCGCGCCTTGCGTAACTGTTACCGAGCCTACGCCGCCCGTACCCGCAAGACCCGTTGCAGAAACATTTGCCCCTGCGCCTTCGGTTACTGTTACAGACCCAGTACCAGTGGTGCCTGTTGCCCCTGTTGCAGAAACATTAACACCCGCGCCTTCGGTTACTGTTACAGAGCCTACGCCTCCCGTGCCTGCTACACCTGTAACACTAACCTCTACCCCTAAAGCAGAGTTCCACGCTGATTGACCCCAAGTGCCTCGCCCCCAACCTGTACTGCCGGTGTTGACTACCTCTTCTTCTTCTCCACTGCTACCTAAAGGGCTACCAAAAAAATCTCCACCAAAAATCACAGGTTATCCTTTCGGGTATTTGTCTTTTACCGCCTTTATTGTTGCCTTCCAACCATCAATACCATTATGGTAAATGTCGTCTAACTGGTCCTGTATCATCGGATACTCAGCAACCCTCTGGTATTTATATGTGTCAGGGTCTACCCAAGCATTGACCTTGGTTTCGTCTACGGTTACCTTATTTCCGTCTGCGTCAAATGCGCCCGCTCCATCATCAATGGTTACCACGTTACTATATAACGCCCGTATTGCTTTATGTCGATCTACCATTACGCACTTATCTCCATAAGGGTTACACTACTCGCACTCCGAGGGTCTTCTGACGTGTTGTTATTGTCTCTTGCTGACCGATTCACATAAACAGTGTCGCTACCATTGCCGCCAAAAACCACCTTATATGTTGTTGAGGACGTTGCGGCGGGGCTATCTAAAAACGTGAAAGCCGTACTTTCCACCTTGTAACTGTTTGTCATTTGTCCATGCACCGCCACTCTTGGTCTATTGCCTGCGGCGTCGCCAACGTAAATATCGGTTGTTCCCCGTTGCACCTTGGCTTTGACTGTTGAGTCACTAGCCGACATGCCCCCCAAGGACACTGTGCCTAGTACCTGACTGGTAGCAGAGATAGGCGTAATGCTGGCGGCCAATCCTGTTACATCGGCTAAAGAGCTAGAGGTACTAAAAGTATCTGTTTTTACAACCTGCACCACTTGTAACACTATGCCTCTGTTTTGCGCGGGTAGTGTAACAAATACGTTTTTTGTTCCTGCCGATAAATCCACCGCACTGCCACTGTTGCTACTGCTAATAATTGTTGTTCTAGCTAAAGTCGTTCCACTACTGGTGTAAGTTCCAATGCCTACTTCCCACTCGTTCGCTGTTTGATGCTCTATGCCGTAAAAAGTAGTATTGCTGTTGCCAATAACCGAAAAAGATTGATACCCCGTTTCTGCCCCTGCAAGGGTTAGAGTCCCCGTGCCCGTTGTGGTGCTGGTCTCCTTAACACGGTCTTTAATTACAAACGCCATTAAGCAATCCTAATAATAGCCGCTGTTGAACTTGCAGAAGGAAAAACAACGGTAAAGTCACCCGAAGTAGAAGCCTTATCCTCACCAAAGTCTAATACAACCACCGTAGGGTTTGTTATAGAAATAGAAGTTGTGTTTGGCGTAGTATTGTAAATTAAAGCCCCTCTAGCCGTTATAGTAGAGGAAGTCCACGTTTCATCCGCAAAATCCACTAAAGCAGTGGTGCTGGAAGTAGTGGGGTCTACTGGGTTTAAAGCCTGTCCTGTCGCAGTATAACCTGTGCCAGTAACTTCATTACTACTGGTGTAAGCCGTGGTCGCCGCAGTAAAACTCGCACTATTGGTGTACAACGCCATTTTAAACGTATCCCCTGTAGAAGAGTCAAAGTCGTGTGCTCCAAATAAAATTTCTTTCTTAAAAGAAGTACACATAAAATTTCCAGTAAAAGCCATGCTATAATCTCCTTATTAATTCAGCTAACTGAGGTTGTCCCGCATTCTTTAGCTCATTATAAACCGTTGTGCGGTCACTTTTAATAGCTTCTCGCATGTAATGAGCCACTAATTTAGTCATTTGTTCTTTAAACGCTCGTGCTTGATCTCTTATTAAAGGATGAGTTTCATCACCTATTGAAATAATTCTGTCCACGCAACGTTGTGCAACCTCTTCAGGAGTGTGCCCCCTGTTGTGAGTAGTCTGCACCCCTACTACATAATCTTTAGGTATTTCTAAAGTAGCCTGATCACTCATTATTGTTTGGGCCTTATAACCATTCCAGTTCTATACTCGTCCGTTGTTTCTTTAGCTTCTCCTAATTGTTTAGCCTCCACCAAAGCTTGTGTAAACCTTTTTTCATAAAGAGCAACCATGTCTTGCTCTCCTTTCATATAAATGTAAGCTTCAATTAAACTGCCGTATAATAACGCATATGGAGTGTTTTCGCTTAACCACGTCGTACCAGAATCTGCTCCCGCAGTAAGGCTTGTGGGTCTATAGTAATAATGTAATTCTACCGCGAAATTACTATTAGGCGTAGGACCGATAATAAAATTATCTACATCAAAAACGGCATAGTATTTAGGCAATCCGGTAGTAGCCGGATTAGGATTGTATGTTTGTACAAAATCAGCATCTTTAAGATCTAAAAAAACTTTTTCACTACTAGCATTAGTGTAAGACAAAGAAAAAGAAGATAAATAATCGGGAGGCAAAGCTAAATATTGATTTGAAGAAGTCATAGAGCCTGAAGAGTTTTTTCTAAAAAAGCTTAACTGAACCGTTTTTAAAAGACGTTCTTCTGCGCCTTTTATAAAATCAGGCAAATGAGTCACAAACGTGGTCTCCGTGTTTTCAGAATAATCTTGTATGGCTGTTTTTAAAGTAGCGTAAGTAAAACTCATGATATTGTCACCGTCACCGTTCCCACCTGTCCAAACGAAATGACGGGTTTTAGCTCGGGAGCTTCTATTAAAGGGATTCCCACAAAAACCTTTAAAGGTTCTGTTCTGTCCGGTCGAGGGTTTTTTAAAGCTTGCGCATCTTTTACCTTTCGCAAAGGCAACAATTGCGGTTGTTTAGCTTCCCATTCATCATAACCAACCAACATTCCCGTCCATTCCATACGCATTCTTCTCAACGGATACCTAAAGCCGGAACGATCTGAAATACCATATGCTTTTTTTCCCGTGGCATATTTAGCCATTAATTTACCCTGTAATAATCTAAGCTAGGAGACACATTAAAAGAAGCCCTGTCTCGATCTTCTGTCATGGCCCGATCTAACTCTTCTTCGTAAATAGCTTTTAAAAATTGAATCCGGTTAGGTGCTCTTTTTACAGAAAGGTAGTATGCTAACCCCGCTGCCAAACAAGGATAAAATCGAAAAGGCACTTGCATAGTGTTTACAGGAGCATCTGCGTCATCAATACGAACCAGTCGATCAAAAATAAATTGATCCGTGCTGTTTTCAGGCGTAGGCCAAACTTTTAAAACAGGCGTAATTTGCCTGTCTAAAAAAAATTGAGAAGGTCTTCCCGTTTGAGATTTAGTCGGAATGTTTAAATAATCATCTCGACTTAGCCGCGTTATAGAAAAATCAGTGCTACTACGACGAACCACCGCAGACAAAATATCAATAGTGTCTGCATCTAACGTGTAAGAAGAAGTCCCCGAAACCGCAGTAACCGTGGTTTGAGTTATGGTCCATTGATTTAATCCTCGGTTAGCCCAATCCGCTAATAAAAGATTTAAAGATCGTTTAGCTGTTTTAATATCATATCCGGTCCTAACCTCTAAACCGCATCGCTCAAAAGCTTCTTCAATGTATTCCGTAACATCTAATTCAAAGTTTTTTGACCCTGAAACAGCCATTTTTTATCCTTTACTTTGGTTTCTTAACCATGCCCCCGCCACGCATCTTCTTAACCATACCCATCTTCTTAACCATACCGCCACCGCGCATTTTTTTAGGTTTTTTAACCGTGCCCCCATCCATCATACCCATCGCCATGTCGTCCGGGTTCTTCTTAACCATACCGCCACCGCGCATTTTTTTTACCATGCCCCCGCCACGCATTTTTTTAGCCCCATGATACGGAGCTACCTTTACCCTAGACTCCATTGCCATTTTCTAATCTCCTATAAAAAAACTCACGTTTATCATATAATTGTCTAACATTAAACTCTTTATCAAAATACTTATAGTACCCCTGCTTCTTTAATTTTTCTGCCGATTCTTGTAACTTACTTAACCTTTGCACAAAAATCATAGCATAAAGGGTCTCTGTTAAAGGCTTAAACCCCTCTTCAAAAACTTCTTCTTGGTCTTCGTCTGGGTGAAAACCCATTAACCAAACATCTTTTTGTATAAAAAAACCCTTTGCGATGGCCTCATTCAAACCATCAAGGTAACTGTAAAACTTGTCTAAAGGCTCATAACAAGTGTCTGCAATAATAACAAGATCATAAACATCCGTAAAAGTAGAAATAACCGTGTAAAGGTCTTGATAATGCTCAGAATTTTTAAAAATAACAGTTACTTTGTCCTCTTTCCAAGCTTTTTTAGCAAAAGGACAAGCGGGTAAACCGTTAAAGTTATCGTTTCTTACTTCTAAAGCATGTTTAGACCATGCTCTAATTTCATCACATATATCTTTTTGCTCTCCCACATAAAAATTCATCATATTCATGCGTACAAGGTCCTTTTCCTACGATCTTCCATAACAACACCACACCCTTTGTTTAGACGACGACTGCCTTTAATTTCACCACCCGTTGCCGCTCTTACCTTTGCTTTTTTAGTATTCGCTACAAACTGTTTTCCTTTAGACCCTTCTCTTTTTTTCTTTCTAGCTGTTTTTGCTCTTTCTTCTTTAGACAAACTATTAGCTTTTGCTCTAGGTAAACAACGATCCGGGTTTTTTTTGTTTTTAGAGGTGCCGCACTCTCCTTTTATATTGCCTTGGCTATCTATTCTTACCCAATCTTGTTTTAACCATTGCTTTAATTGACCCATTATTTTTTCTTTCTTTTGCTTTTTTTAGCATAATTAGGGTCTTTACAATATTTAGACGCTGCTAAATTAGCGTAAGCCGACGGATATTTATCAAAGGTTCTTTTTGCCCACGCTTTACCTTCCGGACAAATTTTTCCTTTAGATTTAACCGCACCCCCACTAGCTAATTTAATAACTCCGCAAGCAGAAGCCGGAACACGGGTGCCCTGCTTTACTTTACTACCACGCCTTACACGACCAGTATCGGGCTGTAAATTTATCTTTAGCTGTATCACATTTGTGCCTTGCTCTAAAACTTTTTCTATTAGAAGGTTGGTCTTTTTTAATAGACATGTTTGGATCTCCAAAACGAACTATCTTAATATTGTCTCCAACTTTAGCTAAAACCGCACTTTTCTTAGACTTTCCCGGCGTTCTTTTTGGTTTATTAAAACCGGGCCAAAGCTCTCCTCGATAAGAAATTTTCCCCGAGGAAGTTCTTTTTACTTTAGTGGCCTTAACCATTCCCATAATTAAAACTGTTTCCTCATGTGAACAATAATAGTATAAGTATCCGCAGAACTGGCTCCCACCGTAGTAAACTTTAAATCACCCGTTTTTCCAGAACCAGAATTGTTAGTAAGCCCCCCAAAAACAGTGTAATCGTGATTTCCACTTTGGTTTTCTCCTAGCTCTATGCAAAACTGATCAGAAGTCGCATCCCAAAGAATTTGAACCTTCATGCCAATACATTGCCACCACAATCTTTCAATAACAACGCCCGTGCAAGTATCTCCATTTGCACTATTAGAAAGAGCAGAAACATCCACTTTAGTAACGGCACTTTCTCCAGAACCGTCAGAAACATTAGTAAACTTCATTACCGCATTTTTGGGACCGTCTATAATAGTTTGAGACGTTACAGCGTCTGCCATAATCTATCCTCCTAATTTAAGATGCGTCAGAAGAACTAGATAGCCCAAAGAATTTCATAACAACAGTAGTGTCTGCCCCGGGATCTCCAGACAAAACAATCTCAACCTCATCTGCTGTAGCAGTAGCTGCCGTAGTGGTTCCTCCAGACATCCCTAAAACACCGTTGCAAGGGAAAAACCCTTTAAATCCCGTTGAATTTACTGCCGCGGAAATACCGTCTACAAATCCATCTGTATCAGCATCCGTACCTATATCATTTAGAGTAACAGAGTTAGAAGCAGCTCCAGTAACAGCTATCATCACACCCATTGGAATAAAATTAGAAGGGATACCAATAGCAGACTCTTTGCCTGTGGTAGCACCGTCAGCAACAGTAACAGTTGCTACATAAGTCTCCATAGACATCGTATTAGTAATTTCACCTGTGGTAGTGCTTGTTTTGATAGCATCAAAGCCATCTTTTGATCTAACAGGACCCGAAAAAGTCGTGTTTGCCATTGCTTCCTCCTTACGAAAGGTTTCGTTTTAGCGTTTTCGTAAGCATCTGCTAGGGCAGTCGCTAAAACTAAAATATCCTAGTCTTTTAATAGTATAACAAAAAAAGGCGGCTGAAAAGCCGCCCTTCTAAACAAATGTTTATGCTGCTCCGGGAGTACCAAAAACCGTTCTCCAATCGGAAACTCCGAAAGAATAACGCTCACGAGCCTTAAATCTCATGTTTCCAGTGTCAAAATCACCCTCCATCGCAGTGCGAATTGGAGTACGCTGGAAAAGTTTAAAGCCGTTAGGAGCATCGGTTTTAATGAAATACGCATCCGTATCTGTCAAGAAGTGGTTAACCACCGCTCCATCTGGGATCATACCCATAGACTTGTTTGCGTTTATATCATTGTCTGCCGTTCCGGGACGAAGATTAGAGTTAAGCACTCTTTCAGCAACAAATTGCAATTCTTTTGGAATAATTAATTTCATTCCACGAACTGCTATTTTTAGCCCTCTTTCGTCCGTAAACCCAGCAATATCAATCAACATTTGCTCAAGTGAAGTTTCGTTCAAATCAGCCGCAGTTGACAAAATATTGCTTTGAGTCCCGTTTATAGTAGGGTGCGATGCGTTACACAAACTAACGCCGTCTCCCCCTGCATCACTAAAAGCATTGTTCAATATAGTCGCAGCTTTAATTTGCTTAGACTGAGACATTGAACGTGCTAAAGCACGGGTGTATCGAGCCGCTAAACGGTCATACAAATTATCTTCAATAGCCTCTTCAGTAATACTAAAAGCTAAAGCAACCGTTTCATGCGTGTACCGAGCCGTATACGTCTCTTGTGCGTCATCAAACGATATTGCCCCACCTTCACTTTTTACTGGAGCGGTTCCAAAACCAGAAAGCATGACCTCTTCTTCAAAGGCTCTGTCCGAAGACTCTTCTTCAAAGATTTCAGCATGTTCTTGGTCATAACGATCATACTCAAGCCCGAACAAAGCATTCAGTCCGGGTTCAAGCTCTTTCGCCAGTTGTGCGCGAGAAATAGCCATTTTTTAATCCCTTTCTTAAATGCCTGTCGAATCCGCAGTAGTCTGCGAATCAAAACGACGGGTTGGTGCATTAAAATGAGCATTAAGCCTAACTAACAAAGGAATACCTGCTGCCGTAAAGTCACTGTTAGCATCGTCATCGACAATACCAACAATACGCAAAGGCAAAGTAGCCGTTGTTGCAATAGACGACACACTCAACGCTGAGTTAGAACGACCCGTGCTGGTAGAACCAGTACGAGCAGAAGTTCCAAGAGATGCATTAGCAAACACTCCGGCCAGTGCGGTAGCACGGTCAGTTAGTGTTGCATCACTAGCTACTTGGAACAATTGGTTAGGATTGTCAGCAACAAAAGCTTTTACAGGATGATTTGTATCCACGCTAACACTGCCTGATCCGGGCCAATAATTTAAAAATGTGGTCTTCTTGGTCGTAGAATCTACATATTCTACCCCCATCAAAACCCCTAAAGCTTGTGTTGTGCCTCCGCTGGTTGCACCAGCATAAGTAATAACACCCGCAGCTAAAGGAACACAAATGCCACCGTTAAAAATAGCGTTTGTGTTGTCTGAGGCAATTTCATACTGAGTTACTCCAGTAGAGTTAACTGCACTTCCAACAAGTCCAACAGGGCGAAGACCATAGGCTGTTGCTAAATTTGCCATTTGGTTTTCTCCATCATCAAGTTACACGGCCTAGTCTTTTCTAGGACCGCCAAAAGTTACACGAGATTGACGATCAGGTTTATTAATCGTCATTGTTGAATGAGCGTTTTCTCTCATCATATCGTGATCCACAGCTTCTTGTTGATCCGCATTTCTTCTTGCAAAATATTCGGTTCTTTCCGAAACTGTTTCCACTGGTATACGAGCTAAAACAAGCCCTCCAACTCCAAAAACTCCTTCATACTTACCTGTTTCTATTACAGGGGCTTCAAAATCAGGATATTCGTCTCTACGAACAAGCTCATACCCTTGTCGCATCTTTGCAGAAATATTCTGACGGTCGTCAAAACCACGAACTTCTGAACGTATCCAACGATGCCTGTAACCCTCTGGCGCAGGTGGAGCATCTAACATTGAGGGGGGTGCCCAAGGCTTACGCCTGCTTTCCTTCTCCCTCGTATTTTTTGCGCGAGGAGTCCGATTCATTCCTTCAAAACGTTGCTTTTTTTCTTCAGTCATTTCTCTTTCTCCTATTTAACATATTTCGCGTATTCTTCAAGCGGCACACCCAATTTTTTAGCTATAGCTACTTGGCTCGGAGTGAGACGAACCTTTTTATTGCGCCCTGATGACGTACTAGCAGAAGAACGAGAAACCCCGGCTACGGCTTGTTGCCGTCTAGGAGAAACCAAACTTCCGTTAAATTTATGCGGAAATTCATTCCGAATTCTATTATCTAGCTCAGTATAATAATCATCTGAGGTAGCGTCAAACCCTTCTTGCTCTACCATTTTTTTATGTATTCCAAAAGTAGCAAAAGTCATGGTTTCATCTTGACCAAACCATTCATTTTTAGCGGCCCATTCTTCTGCTTTAGGATCGGGTTTTTTAGGCTGCTGCACCTGTTGTTGCACGGGCTGCTGCACCTGTTGTTGCGAGGCCCTTTCTCTTTGTTGTTTTTCTAAAGCTATTTGTTGTTCATGAGCATTTTTTGCTTGATCATACCGATCTTGTTGAACAGCCAATCGACTTAATTTTTTCTGAGCCTCTACCGTAGCGTCCGCATCTCCCAACTCAACGGCTCTTTTTAAATCAGCTTCTACCTGTCGCTGTTCTACTTCTAACCTACCTCCATGCTCTGTCATGTAACCTTGATCAAGGTTTTTTAGTCGTTCTTTTACTTGGTTAGCCTCGTGCTGAACCGTTTGAGCATATCGAATAGCTTCTTCCCTTTGTCTTTCCGCTTCTCGCATTTTCTTGGTCAAAGCGTTAATTCTTTTTTCTGCCCCACTTATGTGTTTTTCATGCTCATCTTCATTTTTTTCTACTAAACTTTCTGAAGCAACCTGAACCTCTGTTATTTTTTCTTCTTCTAACGGTAGTTCAACTTGAACCGCAGTGTCTTCTTTTTGAGTGCTTTCTGCCTGTGCCATACCTATCTCCTAAAAACTTATAATGTCTTCTGGGTCCGCAATAGATGCTAAAACTTCATCATCATTTAAAATTCTAACTTCACCACCCTCTATACGAAAACGAGATCCCGCGTAACGTGCAAAGATTATCCAATCTTTTTCTTGGCACCACGGCTTTGAAAACTTCTCTTTATCTTTATAAGCTAAAGGACCTACTTTTAAAACATACCCCACCACCGTCTGTACTTGGCTATCGTCCAAAACTTTGTCAGGTAAATGAATTCCTGCCGACGTTTTGGCTTTTCCTCGATACGGTAAAACTAAAAGCCGCCACCCGGTGGGGGTAGGCATACGATCTAGAAGAGATCGATCTATTAAATTAGGATTTAATACTTCTTCATTTTTAGGCGCATAAGCCTCTTTTAACTGTGCTTGCATCATTCTTGCTCCTGTTTTTCTAGCAGGCCCGAGAGTTCCTGTAGTATAAAATTAAGAGCATTAAGTTCGCCCATAAGCTCCCTATACTGCTCCATGCTTTTCAAACCATTATGCTCCAAAACATCCAAAACAACAACTTTACGTTCTTTTACCGTTCTTTGAACAAATTGAACCACATCTATTTCATCAATAGCCATAATTAAACAAAAACTCTTACCCCCTTCTTATCAATAATTAAAGCATTTTTTCTAGGAGCCTCCCCCTCTTCATTAGGAACAGAAATATGAACCCAACTATCGTATTCACAAATAACTTGGTCGTAAAAAATACCCGACTCAATAATCCGAACAACCGCAGAATTTGGAGAAACACCTAAAATACGAATATCCGCCGCGCAACCTAACAAATGTTGACTGGAGCTGGATGAATTTACGGCTTGGTTTAACTCTTTGCACCTAAACCCAGAGTTAATAAAAATAGGAACGTTAAAGTAATCCCGTACTTCTTGTAATAAAGTAGCTAAACGTCTTAAATTGCTTAATTGCACTGAATTAGGTGTATTATCAATTCCTCGTCTCGACGCTATTTGCGACGCAGTAAGTTCTTCTAAACTAAAATTAGGTGTTAGTTGCATATATTTTTTTATTATCGTAGTACTGGTCTCTTTCCAAACACAGTTTGTACAAGGTTTGTTGCACTCTTGTAGAAAGCCTGCCTTGCAAAACCAACCTATTTACCTCTGTTTTTAAAAAATGTAACCAATGCTCCCTAAAAACCGCCTCTTCGTAAGAAACTGGAGGATATTTCCAATAAACAACTATATTTTCTAAAGGAACTCCGGTAATGATATTATCATATATCCTCATGCCTAAGTAAGTTTTTTGTTTACAAAAAAAACGAAGTTCTTCTTTGTCCTCTTGATATTTCTTAATAAAAGAAAAAGAACTAACAGAAAAAAACAATAATAAGATAAAAATTATTTTTTTCATTTATTAACATATTTAGAAACAGCCCGACTGCCAAACCAAAACGACATAACCGCAGCAAAAAGTCCTTGGGTTTCTTCAGTCCATAACAAATCAACCGCCATCATCCAATCGTTACCCGACTCTAATACTTTTAAAATAATAACAATTTCAGTAGCTACAAACATTAAGAAGAAAAAATAAGTAATAACAGGACGCACACTGCCGCGAAGAGCGTTGATAAATCCGCCAGCGTCAATAGTTCTATCGTGCTCATATAACCCCTTTGTTTCTTCAATTTCGGCCGTTTTATCTAATTCGTCTAAACGTAGAGCAGATCTTTTTTCTAGTAACTCTGTCTCTAACTTTAAACGATCCATGTTATGCTTGTGCGCTTGATTTTGTTTAAAAAAATTTAAAACTTCCGGCAAAAAAGAACTACCAAAACCCAACACTGATCCCAATAAACTCATCATTTTTTGTAATCCTTGACGTTATTTAAAATAATTCTTTGTTTTTCAGCTTCCTTCTGAGAATAAAACTCTCGAACAATGCTATTGTTGGGTATTTCATTATCTTTTGTAGTTACTCTCCAATTGCCTTTTCTATCTGTGTAGATTTTCCAAATAACTTTTTCAGGCATTAAAAATACGGCATAAACCCACCAATGCCACCATACACCATAGGAGAAAAAGAAGATTGCCCGAAAGGACTACCACCATATCCAAAAGGACTACCACCATATCCAAAAGGACTACTCCTGTAGGAAGAAAAACCGCCAGAAAATGGTCCAGATATTAAATTACTAATGTTACTAAACTGATTATTTAAACCACCGAATTGACCCTCTAAACGAGATATTCGATCTTCAATAGACAACTGGGGCGTTGCAGCTTGATTTTGGTTAAAAATAGAGTCCTGTATTGGGTCTCCTATAACCGGAGAAGGGGGAGGGGGAGGAGGTTCCGACGGCATAGACATAGGGGGCGGCGTAACATACGCCTCGGCAGGAGGAGGCATCATATTCTCCGCAGGGTCTTTAATAACAGGGGGATAAAATGGAATATCAATAGGACTCATGTTAACGTGACCTGCTCATGTACGCTTGTGCTCCAAAATAAAAACCCACAATAGACGCTTGTCCTACATAAAACAAACCTAAAAGATCCGCTAAAGCTGCTACACGACTTTCGCTAACTAACGGCGTAAACAATAATAAAGTAAAAACCACCATACTTGCAATAGCCGTCCACGACATTTGTTTTTGAGCATGACTTTTTTCCTCTCGTAACTCTAACTCTGTCATTTCCTTAGATTTGGAAATTTCATCGTCCGTTACCGTACCGTCATGGTCTAAGTCATAACTTTCGTATTTACTTAATTCTTCTAGTTTTTTTTGCTGCATCGGAACCAACTCATCAATCGGGACCACAAAAATACTAGCCATGTTTTAGGCGTTTGTAAAACGACTTCCACGCTGCGCTGCACCCATGCCACGCTTTTTACCAACAGTAATTTTAGCTTTTCCAATATTTGGGGTTTTTTCTTCAACCAATTTAGCATACGGTATTGTTCCTTGTCCTTGAATTTCTGCGGCATTCTTTGCTTTTGGCGCATCTTTTGCTGGCCCACTAATTATATGCACACGAGACATTACTGTCCTCCTTTTTGTCTAAGTTTCAACAACTCTCTTTCATTAGTAGCTTGTATTCTAGCCTGTGTTTGACGTTCTTGGCTACTTACTCTTTCATTAAACTGCCTTGACCGTTCAGCCATTTTTTGTCTTTCTAAATTAAGTTTAGCTTGATCATCCATTGTGTCAGACTGAACTTGCTGTTGTTTAATTTGCAACTCTTGTTGTTTAAGCGCAACAACCGGGTCCGTGCCCTCTTGACCAATTCCAGCAATTTGAGCACTTAACACCTTAACATTTTGCATTTCTTGGGCTATTAATTGTGCTGTCAAAGCCTCTAATTCTAACATTTGCTCCTCAGAAGCAGCTTGTCCCTGATTTTGTTGCATATAAACCACAATAGCTTGTTCTTGGGCTTTTATTCGAGCGTGTTCCATAACATGTTTTTGTAAAGCAATCGCTACATTAGGCATAGCTTGAACAATAGAAGAAGTGCCAAAAGTCAAATGAGCCATAATATGAGCATCGTGATCTTGACCCTCAAAAGCCTGTAAATCCGTGTTTTCTAACGCATCTATGTTTTCTAGCGCGGGATCTTTTGGGACAGGCTCTGTACTAGACGGTGCTTTTAAAATTTTATCTATATCTCTAACCCCCAATGCTTCGTACATTCTTCTAAAAGCTTCATACATATTGTGTAATTCAGGGGCTTGTGCTGCTAACTGCATCTGTGTCTGAGCCAAAGCAATACGTTGGGCTTGAGAAAATATATTAGGGTTAGATACAGGAATAATATCCACTCTCTCATCAAAATCTTGAGATTTAATTGATTGTTCCTGATTTTCAATGGTATACGGGTATTCTTGCGGCAAATAATCCGAAATAACCTTGGCTAATAACTGAAATTCTTGTTTCATAGCGTAATGCAACCGCTTATGAACCGCACTCATAACCCGAGTGCCTTGTTCCAACATAGCTACCGTCGTTCCTACGGCTGCCTGCTGATTGCCATCCCCTACCTTTAAATCAGTAATTGTTGCAAATCGTTGCCCCGCTTGAACCACAAAACCCAACAATTGAAATAATGTCGGATCTGGCCCTTTAAACGGCAACGGCATCAAGCTATCTCGTATTGCCCCTCCGGGAGCGTCAACATCTCGAAACTCTCCGGGTTGTAATGGATCATCGTCATCCCTGATTCTCAACCCACGGGCTTTAAAGCCTGCTGGAAGATTGGACAAAGTACCCGCATCGATTAACTGCCGTAGAGCGGCTGTCGCTGTACGAGATAAACCACCAATTGTATGAATCAAACCTAACCCGTAAAAACCAAATCCGGGCAAAAACTTATAATGCACAAAATATTGTATTTTTCTTTTTTTGGGATCGTCTTCCCCGTAATTTCTTCTTACCCCTAGTACTTGTCCATTGTCCTCGCTAATCGATACGATGTAAGGCACTTTAATTCCGGTAGCCTCTCCTTCCTCATCTTTTTCTTCGTAGCCCTTTAAGTCTAAATCCACATGACATTCCAACACCGTGCAATCGTAATCAATATTAGACGGCTGTACGCCATCTATATAATTAATTTCATCGGTTACGCTATCGGTAGACGTTTGCGCTGGAATAACCGGAATATCCCGATAAAACCCAGCAAGTTGTTTTTTACGAAGATCGTTTAACGACATTCTAACCACTTGCGTTATATTAGGACACGTTTCTAAATCATTTGCTTCATAAGGCACCACCAAATGTTCCGCAGGGACAAACTTACTAACCGCTCTGTCCATGCTTTCGTCGTAATATACCTTTTTAAACGTGCTTCCCGCCAACGGTAAATAAAACAACATTTGATCAAACTCAGGCGTGTATTCCTCCATGACTGTGGTAATGTAGTAGTTCATGAACTCACGAACTCGTTTGGCCTGTTCTTCCTTATCCCTAGTAGGGGAACCAAGGATGGTGGTGCGAACAGGACCCATCGGGGGAAGTAGTTCGTTAAACGCCTGAGCTTGAAACTGGGTTGCCGCTTCCGCCAACAAAGGGTGCGTCACTCCTGTTGCTCCACGAAACGGTTGTGTTCGTTCTTCATAATTAAAACCTAATAACTCTAAACCATTAGCGTAAGCTTCTTCCCAATCTTTACGGGAAGACTTGTTAGCTTCGTATTCACTCATTAAACTACTTGAAATAGTTCCTAATTCTGAATCATCTATCTCCTCGGCAAGATTACGAAAAAAATCCCCCTCGTCAGGACCTTTGTTTAAAAAAGGGTCCATGTCCACGACAACCCCTCCATCGTCCGTAGCCTCAATCTCAATCCCATCAGGAATAGCATCTTTTGCCGGAAATACCGATGCAGGCATTTCTATCTCAATATCATCTAACGCTTCCGCTACATTCGGATCATCATTTTGTTTCTCTACTAAAGATACCGGGGGTTGCTGTGCCATGATTATCTCTGCCTTCCTCTAGTAAAACCTTTTATAATAGCCCCATCGCCTTTTTTTCGTAATGTTTTAATCTTTAACTGCGCCAAAGGAGAATTTGGTCCTGCTTCATTAAAAACGCCTAATCCTTCAGGTTCCATGTCTCCTGTGCTAGTGGATATAGTGTGTGTATTCATAGTGTCTCGGAAACTTGCTTTCACTCCATCAGGAATAGCATCTTCGTCAACAAAACTTTCTGACCTATAAAATTTATCGGGCTTGTTTGTTTCTCTAATACCCATCGTAAATCTATTTTGAATTGTTCCCAAGGGTCCCTTTTTAGGTTCCATTCCCGTAATAAAAACATTAGAAACGTCTGCTACAGGTTCGTTAGTAATACGAAATCCTCCAGAAAGCCTCGGATCTCGTTTTTTCATCCCGGTTTTTACCGTATAATGCAAAGGCCCACTAAACCTTCTTCTTATAAAATCCGCTGCCATAACCTTTCCTTATAATGTTTGCTACATTATTCTACTGAAACATGTTTCTTGCAACCGAAGATAATCCGCTAACCCCTCGGGGTCGCTGAAACATCGTCCGCGCTATTTCGTTAAGAGTCCCAATGCCCTGCTTACGGACCACGCCTCCTTGGGCAAAAGTATCTTCACTCTCTTCCTTATCTAAAGTTGATAAAGCTCCCGCCCCTGCTGCGGTGCCCACGGCAATATTAAATAAAGACTGCCCTTCCTTGGCTGCTTCTTTCATTTCTGGAGTAATTTTAATCAGAGTTGTTCCAAGCGGCACCACAGACTTTCCAATTTCCGCATCAATTAATTCACTATTATATTGTTTAGCGTACTTCTTTAAAAAACTAGGGATTTTACGATCATAAACCGTTTGATACATTTTTCTGTAAGCTCCTTCGGGAGCTTTTTCTGATACTGGACCTTCACCCCATTTTGCAACCAAAGTTTCTGATTTAGGAACCATGACATAATCATAACCTTCATCGACTGCCGTTTTCATAAGTTTCTTCAACGCCAACTCGTGCCAAGTATCTTGCCAAGGATTGGGAATATTTGTTTTCGGTCCTTTTATTTGTTTTAGTTTTTTTCTAGCGAAAGTTAATTTGTCAGATAAACGATTATCACCATAAAGAATAGAATTTAATCTTGGATTCTTAGAGAACGATCCATATAAAAAAGGGTCTGTTTCTATTACAGTTCGTAGACGGTCTGCTAAAATCAAAATATTGCCTGAAACTGCTTCTGGGTTAATTGACTCATCAAAAAGACTTACCCCATCTATTATATTTGTAACGGCTCTGTCGATTATCTCTTTTACTTCTGATCTCAAAAACTGGCGGTAATTCGCTCGTTCAGTTGTTGAGAGAAGAAGCTGAAGCACTTGTGTTACAGGGGGTAACCTGTTAGATTGAAACTTTCTAAGTTCATCTGAAAGGTATCTAAGGTCATCTAACAACGGAAGCACATCCGTTTCTATAATTTTTGTTCTTTGCCCCCATCTGCTGTTTGCCATTGCAAGATCCGATTGAATTTCATCAGCGTATAAAACCTTGTTGCTTGCTGGAAGATCCCCCTTCGTTGTAGCAATAGGTCCATCCCAGTCAGAAGCCATCACACTCGACACCACCGTGTCATCTGTTCTTGTAAAATGATCTTGAAAATCTCCAACTTCAGGGGAAGTTATTAAAATCTCCCTGCGGTTAGGTTGATTTGTGAAACCATCATAAGTAGGATAGTCAGTTGATATTTTATCAGTCAAAGCATATTTATCCATCTGCTCTAAGCCAGCACCTTCAAGAGAAACAAGCCCTTGTTCTTCTAAATACTGTCTTGTTTGTATTTGAGCTTCTGCTAAATTATCTTCACTAACAACGGCTTCCCCATCTGAATCCTTTACTACTTTATCCGCATCCAGCCCATCACCTCTTCTTAACTGCCACGGCATATATTCGCCATTTCGGAACAAAGTAAAGGGTTCATCATCGTCTATCCTTACACGCACTCGCTGGTATACCTGCTCAGGATCGCTATAATGTTCTTTAGCTATCTCGTAAACAATGGAATCAATTTTATCTTCAAAATTTTGGGTATTTCCATCGACATCAATAAATTCTGTTTTGTTTTCATCAAAAGCCTTTAAAATTGCTGCCTTGTTAAAGGCTGCCTCTCGATCCAATTTCGGGCTTAGTGAATATCCTCCTGAAAGATCTCTTTCTAATTCCCGTCGAACAAGATCTCTTCGTTCTGTTTTAATATCCTCTTCAAAATAATCTTTATCACCAACAGGCAAATCATCAAAATCTATCTTCTCAGTTTCATTGAAAAAACGGTCTCCGCTGGGGTTAAGTTGAAATGCTGATGCTTTGTTTTCAACAACGTCAACCGTAAATCGCTTGTCATTAAGATGCTGTACAAAGTCTTCTTTAGTAAATTTAGAATCTAAATTCAGACCCATTGCCTTTATTTCATTATTAAAAGACTTTTCCGGGAAACCTTGTTTTTTAGCCATCGTCCTCATCTCATCAACAAACTCTTGGCCGGTTCCCTTACCACGTTTAATTAAAGGTATTGCCTCCTGCACAACGCTGTAAAAACCCTCGAGGTCAACTGTTCTGGTTGTTGTCGTAGTTGGACCTTCTGGGACTATGTTAAGTCGTGGTTGAAACACTTCAGGAGCCTTATCCATCAGACGTTCTGCTGCAAGAAGACCTTCTTGTGAAATATACTTCCCGGCCTGCGGTCCGAATTTAGAAAGAACTTTAGCTCCTTTAACGGCTGCCGCTCCAGACACCGGACTAAAAAATTCTCCAACTTGAAAAGGAACACCTTCGGTTTCTTCCCGAGTCAGCAGCCCTTTTTCGATACCAAATTCTTTAACATCCTCCGTGGTCGGCAACTGCATTAGTGTCTGTACAGGTGCCCGCAAAAAAGTAGGCATGTACTGAATATAATCAGCAACCCCTTCGGACATAGAACCAATATCTCCGGGCAAACCTAAAGTTCCCGCTACCGCGCCTTTTTCAGCCTCAATATAAGTTCGCGGGTTTTTTAAAACTTCAGGAATAGGAGCCGCCTGATCTGCCATGACAACGCTTGGGTCGGGATATTCAACCACCCGTCGAAACATGTTTTTAGCACGATCCGCTAAAGTTGCAATACCTGATTTAGGTTGTTCGGCCATTAGGGTCTATACTGTTGAATAGCAAAACGACCTTGCTCATCACGAGGAAAATAAAGTTGCGGTTGGCCTTCTTTAACCGACGTGTCTAACTGCCCACGGCCTCGAAGACGCTCTAACTGTTCAAAAATTGCATTATCCGCTAAAATCGCTAACTCACGATTGGTAGGATTTCGTCCCGCTTTTTTTAACAACTGCCGTCCTACAGCATTGTTACGGATATCCATTTTGGAATCTTGTATAACGTCCGAAATGCCTCCCCTTGGTCTAAACAAAGTGGTAACTCCTCCAGCCGCCACGTCCGCTATCTCTTTTCCAAACCCTAGAAGAAAAGCGGGAAGAACACCCTCGTCTCTTGCCGCAAGAGCACTACCAAAAATATGTGCCCGAGCATCAGCAAGCTCCTCTATGTTAGGAAAATAATCATACCCAAAAGGACGTGCGTCAGGACTAATCCTTTCATAACCGTATTGAGAATCGCGCTCAGTGGGATAATTGTATTGCTCCGCTAATTTTTCTGTAAAAGTTGGCTTATCCCCATACAAAAACCGCCCCTCCCTATCAGGAAACGCAGAATACCGCACTTTCTGCCCAAACATTGGCTCATAAAAACGCCCTATCCCCGCATCATAATAATTGTTTTCGCTCATACTACTGCCGTTTTCTTTTTCTTCTTTTTAGTTTTCTTTTTAGCCTTCATTTTGGCCCCGGCAATAACGTCCGCTCGTGTAATTTTGTCCCGTGGTTCGGCAAGCGCAGCTAACTTCTTTTGTTTATTCGTATACTGACTGTTAGGCATACTTTCTCCTTCTAGCTAACTATCTCTACGGGGGACTGAGTTTCAATCCAGACCCGCGCCCCGCAACTTAACGGCTTATCTGGAGAATATACCACTTTACTGTCGCCTTTGATACTCACTTCGTGAGCATATTGGTTCGATTTATACGTTTTTACCGTCAAAACAGGCTCTCGATCCCCTGTTTTTAAATTTTTTCTAATAACGTGCTGGTTTACATGAACAATCGTCTTCATAAATCACCCATAATACTGTGCAGGTTGGTAATTGGGCTGCGAATCGTCCCAATCGTCTGACGGCAACTGCACAAAATTGCCCTGACGATACCGCATCAAAGCCTGCGTCGTGCTATCCACAAGGTCATCATACTCCCCATTCGGAAAAGCCGCACATTCTTCAATCAATTCGTCCGCCCATTTCTGATCCGGTGCCCAAATCATACCGCTTTCAAACAACGGGGAAACACTATGCACCCTCGATAACTTATCCGTACCCCGACTCGGGGTAAAATTTACCACCGGAATCCCCATGTTCCGTAGTTCGTGGGTCAAGGGCATCCCACTGGCTTTTGCCTCAATAATCACGGTCTCCGGCTCCCAAAATTTGTACGAATCCAACGCAATTTGCTTTAATTCAGGGAAATCCCACCGTCCTTTTTTAGAATCCAACAAAATTAGCCCCGCCTGCCCCGCTTCATTCGGACGAAACACGCCCCATGTGGTAATTGCCGAGTAATCTGCCGTCTCCCGCTTACTAAACGCCGTATCATAACTCTGAATAACGTACTCCAAAGACGGAATACTGGTTTTTTCCCAACGCTTCCACCACTCGCGCTTTAAAATCGAACTCTCTTCGCCCGTCGGATGCTGTTGATATTGAGCATTCCACTTGCTCGGCGGAATCGAAGCCTTAACCGTCTCCAAATCCTCCAAAGGCCAATATTCCGGCCAACACGCCTTACCGGAGTCCATAATGGCCGGTAACTCCACAATTTCCCACTGGTCCGCCGTGGCATCCTTGGCTTGAGCACGAATTAACTGCCCCGTCATATCCTTCTCCGACCAACGGGTCATCACCAAAATAATCGCACCGCCGGGCTGCAATCGCTGCCGGGGACCACCCGTGTACCAATCCCACGCATCGTCAAACCCGTTATTGCTCATCGCCGTCTGTTCTGAATGCGGATCGTCAATAATAATTAAATCACCACCACGTCCCGCTAAATTTGACCCCACACCCACCGCATAATACATCCCACCACGGTCCGTGTCCCACCGCCCAGATGCCTTTGAATCCGCCGCCAACCGAGTGTTAAAAATCTCCTGATAATCCTCGCGCTCAATCAAATTCTTCGTCTTACGACCAAAGTTTACCGCAAGCTCCGTGGTGTGCGTCGCCTGAATAATCTTCATATTAGGATTCTTACCGATCATCCACGCCGGAAACAAAAAACTGGCAAACTCCGACTTGGTATGACGCGGCGGCATATTAATAATCAACCGCCGTAAGTCCCCGTCAGCAATGCGCTCGAGCTTCTCCGCAATAATCCGGTGATGCTTGCCCACAATAAACTCAGGCCACATCGATTTCACAAACGACAAAAAACTGCGCTGACACTTCTCCACCCGCTCAATCTGCGCTAACCGCAGTTCAAGCTTCATGCGCCTCTCGCTAACCGTTGTTGCGTCCATGCCCTATATTGCGTCCATACCTTATATTGCGTCCATACCTTATATTATCGTATACCGTAGGTCTCAATTTTTAAAATTTTTTTGGGGGCTAATCTCTTCAAACAGTTTCTCCCAATCGACCGGAGAATCCACAATGCATCGCGCCCCTGTGCGTAAACCATCCATAGCAACATTTACCGCCGAATCCCCACCATAAAGATACAACCGATACCCCTTCTGATTGGCCCGTTGCTGCTTGACCAGTAACCACACCTTCCCCGACTTGTGCGTACTCAAAAAACTTACCTGATGCGGACGCAAAGACACCGCATTGCCATCCGTAAACTTTAACTCAATTAAATGAAAACAACTCGCTTCATCCAACAACAAAACATCAGGGATCCCCGGCGTGGCCCACGTCTCCAACCGCGTCAGCTTCCAATCCCTCCACTTCTTCGACTGCTCCCGAAACTGCCTCCACAACCCGTTCTCCCTCGACGACTTGGGGGATTCTAACTTGCTCTTCGCCATCTCCTTGTACCGAAGCTCCCGCTTCTCTTCCTCTTTCAGTAGGCGTGATATCGATAGCATAACTGTTCCTTATCTCCTCTAACGCACGTTGAACTTCTTCCTTACTCATCGAATCTATCGTCCCGTGACGAATCTCACTCTTGTTAATATAAATATCCCCAGCCGCCTGACCACGACGATACTCCGCCATCACCGCCGCTGAATACGCACCATCCTCCAACGCCCGATCACGAATCAACTGCAAATCACGCAAATGACGGTCATAACGAATCGCGTACCGACTATCAACCTCCTTCTTAAACCGCTGATACTCCGCTGCCACATGAGGCGTGATCTCCGGATTTAACAACTCATACGCCGTCGCATGGGCCGATTTCGGCGAATACCCCGCATTGATCGCCGCATCACGCAACGTAATCTGTCCATCCTTCGTTATCAACTCCCGAATAAACAATTCCTGCTTTCGCGTTAGCTTCTTCGCGGCTCGGGGCTTACGGTGCCTTTTCAACGGCACTTTGTCCTTGGTGGATACAGGCACTACATATCGACTTTGTAACGGCATACACGGCTCACGGTGAAGTTTAAATGGTACAAAAATACAATAAAAGAAATAACGTGTCAAAGATAAGATTTTATCGAACAGCTAATATAAGTCTTTTGTTCGTTTTTTTACGGAAATATTTGCGAGAAACATGCACCTACACTCGTCCCCCACACAGGCGTGTCGCGTGGAGATTTTGGCGTGAATTCTGCTTTAAAAATCAACGATTTAACCTTTATTGATCCGGAGTCCCTTGGGTACGGCCAGCGATCCAGCGATCCAGCGATCCAGCGATCCAGCGATCCAGCGATCCAGCGATCCAGCGATCCAGCGATCCAGC